CGGGCATCGCGCTAAATGATGTGATGGTCGATCTGCAAAAGTCTTCTATCTCTATGCAGATGGGCATTCAGGTGCGTAACAAGCTGGTCAGCGCCTACAGCGATATCATGAATATGCAGCTGTAACAGCTTATTGGTTTGAATTTATTGGATAAATCTATACTGCCTGTTTGCTGTAGCACATATGAAGCACATAATCGTTCAGCTTCTGGTTGAGTAGAGCGAGTTGCTCAGTGTTGTTTTCCTGCATCCAGGAACCATAGACCTGAAAAACCATTTGCGCATTGGCGTGCCCCATCTGTGCTGCTACATAGTTGGGGTTTGCGCCAGCGGCGAGTGACCAGCAAGCGTATGTATGCCTTGATTGATAGGCTTTACGATGACGCATTCCTGCACGCTTCAAAGCGGTATTCCATGACTGTCCGATCGAGTCGACAGCATAATGGGCGCCAGATCGGCCATTTACCGTATGAATTGACGGATTAAAAACGAACGTTTTTTTCTCAGGTATTACTTCCTTATATTCACGGGTGTGAAAATCAATGGATGAAGGAGGGCAAAGGCGGGTCAATTCCATCTGATCGCGGATAGCGCTAATTGCACCATCTACAAGGCAGACGATCCTGTTATTGCTGGCAGTTGTTTTGGGTGGGGTAAACAGTCCCTCACTCGTCAGATTTCGGGTAACCGTAATGGTCTTTGCCATCAAGTCGATATCCTCCCATGCCAGTGCGCACATCTCGCCATGACGAAGGCCGGTTAAAATAGCGATCTGCCAGAAATTTGCTATCTGCCGATTCGAGCAGGCGGCAATCAATCGAGGAAATTCCTCTTTTGTTATTGGGTCCGGCTTCTTTAATGACTTCCTGAGCGGTTTAACGTTAGCCATGGGATTCGATGCAATATATCCGTTACCATGCGCAAAACTGAATAACGCCAGCAAATCCCGCATACTGCCATTAACAGACGCCACCGATCTTCCTTGTTTTTCAACATTATAATTTCTCCCACTTGCATGAAATCCTGTCAGCAACTCATTTCTTAGCTTCAACAAGTTTTCCTGTTTAACACTCCTGACATCGACATTTTCGCCAAGCATTTCGACTGTTATCTTTATCCTCCTTTCATATGACTTGTAAGTGCTAAAGGCTAACTCTGGCTTTTTCAGGTTGAGCCATGTGGTTGCGATTGCTCGCATAGACATCGCTCTGCCTGGAGAATGATCGAGATTTTTAAAGGTCGGCGACTCCGGAAACTGCCGCTTGTAATCAAAAGCCCCCGTTTTAATCTGATAAACGATATTGTTTCTCAACTCGCCAGCCATTTTTCTGTTTTTTGGGGTGTCAGACACCCCCAATGATTCCCACATTCTTGCACCTCGGTACATGAACCATATTCGGAGGCTCCCCTTATTAGGAGCTACGCCCGTTGGGTATTTGATCATCATTTTCTCCTGTTTGAATGTCGCAATATTTAAGCAGATTTACGGCGGGGGATCGCTGTTGGCTGTTGGTCTATCCATTTTTCGATAGCTTTCCAGTCATAAAAACACATGCTGTTATCTCGCGGCGCACCGTCGGCAGAGACATGTTTATATTCACGGCCTTCCATCCACGACAACTCGCGTGCAGTTTTAATCGTGTTTTTCTTCATTCCGGTAATAGCCATCAGCACTGATTCCGATACCCACTTGCTTGGAGTGAGACTTACAACGTTTTCCATAGCTACTCCTCTGGCGGCCTGCCGCCGATGAATACAGTGATAATTGAAAGGGCGAGTCCAGGCCATAACCAGAACTTAGCCGGGGTAAAGCATGGGGTGGTGTTCATGATGATTTAGTCAGAATGCTGAATGCAGTTGCAGCCACTCGCGGAACTTGTCCATTTCCAAGGGCTTTAAGTCTGTCCACCCCATAGGCCACATCATTAGCCACTCGACGTAATCTGGGTCGGCATTCAGGCCAGGGACTTCCTCTCCGCCATTCTGCAGATGTTGCCAGCCCAACCAGTCCTCCAGATTGTGCCGATGCTCCCCCTTTCTCGCCCTGCACCAGGCTATGCCATGCGTCGCCATGCTTGCGCGCGGGGTAGGCAACAAGCCAGATTCGGTCGCGGTTATGGGACGCCCCGCATTCAGATGCTGAAATACAACACCATTCCGCATCAAACCCCATCGAGGTAAAGTCACCAAGGACCATGGCAAGACCTCTTCCCACAAGCAGAGGTGAGTTTTCCAGGAGGACGTAGCGGGGTCGAACCTCATCGACGATTCTTGCCATTTGCCTCCATAGTCCTGACCTTTCACCTTCAATGCCTGCGCCTTTTCCTGCTCCTGAAATGTCCTGGCAGGGAAATCCTCCAGAAACGACATTAACAATTCCTCTCCATGGCTTTCCGTCAAAACTGCACACGTCAGACCAAATCGGGAAAGGTCGGAGAATTCCATCATTTTGTCGTTGCGCCAGAACTTGTGCTGCGTAGGCATCACGCTCAACGGCGCAGACTGTTCGCCATCCAAGGAGGTGCCCGCCGAGCACTCCGCCACCAGCGCCTGCGAAAAGAGCCAGCTCATTCATGATTCCTCTCTGTATTCATTTTTCTCAGACATAGTTATTCCTCACGCAGGGCGCGATAGTTAAAGTTGATGGATTAGTTAGATGTACTGCGCGGAGTCGGCAGCGAGCAGGGTGATAGCTTTACGCATGGCAGCGATGCGGCCGGTAGCGGTGTATTCGATGGTGCGTGATTCCAGACCGTCAGGTTCCGTAACCAGAACCACTGAATCGCCGAAACTGATAGTCATTTCCAGCCGGGCGGCCACAATCATGGCGTGAGCACAGTTGCTAAGCGGATTGAAGTCACCGGGTTCACCACAGGCTTCAAGAATAATTCGATCGTGATAGTCGCCACCGCCAGCCGCTTCAGCTGCGAGCTTAGCCAAGGCAATTAGCCGATCCTTTGGGAACTGGCTGATTTCATCCTGCGTCATTGCGAGACTCCTTATCGACCAGCCGCACATAGTAGGTCAGCCACAATTTAGGCGAGAACGTATTAGGCGGCAGGCACTGTATTTGTTTAGCGTGAAAGTTGAGGATTTCGGTGATGATGGGATCGTGCTCTGCTCGGGGCTTGTCTTTGGTGGCGATGATGATTGCTTCGCGGCACTTGCGCGCCACCGACCGGACTGCATTTTCAATCTGAGGCTGCATTCTCCGTTACTCCATTCCGCTGCAGGCAGTCATTCCAGACATCTTCTGCAATGCGTTTCTTGGGCTCGCTCCATACCAGCCTACGCTTTTCCATTCGTTCGCCAAAAGCCGGGTTGGGTATGAATTCGTCCATGTATGCATTGAAATCCACTGAAGCTTTAGGAGTGATATCAGGAACCGTGACTCCGAACATGGCAGCCAAGGCACGATAATTAATTTCAGAGTGATATCTGCCTTTGCAACGCACCAATTTTCTGGCTGCAGCTTCGATTACTTCCAGCTCGGCAATGCGAGCCAGTAATTGGTTTGCATAGTCATTGGTACTTACGCCCATGCTTTTCTCCTCTGCTGCTGCGCCCACTGATAATGCTCATGGTCATCACGGCAATCGCTGTTGCAATACTGCCCCGCAGCAATGCTCTCTTCACACCATGAGCACTTACCGGTGAATACGAAATTCGGCTTCTTCCTGTTAGCCAGGGCTATTTCAATATTGAGCATCTCCAGCTCAGCGGCATTATCAATATCGTCTGCATGCATGGTGGTTACTCCGATTTTTGGCGTAAAAAAACCTGCCGAAGCAGGTCGTCTTTAATCAATATTTATTAACCAATTGGCTTGGGGTTGTATTTAAAAATAGCTTTCACTATATCTTCATCAGATGGGTCATCCCCACAGACACCAATTAGATACCCGCCTCTTTCTTGATAGACAGTTTTAACAATAAATGTAGCGCTATAACTACTGCAAGATAAACGAGTTCGGGATTCGTGGAGTTCTATACTGGAGCTAAAAGTTACCTTTTCCACTCCGGGCGCGACTTGTTTTTTCTTTCCATGATGCCCGGCACCAAATAACATAATATCATTCACTTTTGCCCCTCCTCCTTCTGATATGCCGGGTCAGTGCCGCGCGGGAACTGAAGCGCAACGTTCCTGTAATGCTGCAATCTCTCTTTGAAATACTCCCTCAGCGCTTCTGGCTGCTGTGAGGTTGACACGAACGCCCAACCGCAAAAAGAATTTCACGAATATCTGGCTTTAAAACTGTAGCTTCTTGCTCAGTCGAAAGGGAAAGCGAGTAAGTAACCTCCTCACCTTCAATAATGAATATAAGCTCATTACTACATTGTTCGATGATTACTTTGGGCATGGCGATGCTACCTTACACAATTATCTTGCGCTGAGGATTTATGATAACCTATAAGCGACTTTATAATTCAGCCTAATTATCAATCCTCTAATCCAATGGCTTGTTTTAATGTCCTTTTTGGAGGATCGTTAGATTTTCTGCTATTGCCATTTCCGTTTCTTTCTCTAATTAAAGAAATCGCTTTTATGGTTTCCCTGAGAGTGTTTGTTTTTCCATTAGGTAGCGCTCTGATTTCCGAGTTTTCTATTAAACGGTTGATTTCTTGAAGCATATCTTGCGCGTAACTAAGATAATCATCCTGCTCCAGAATTGAATAATGTAAAATATTATTCAGGTTATCTTTTTCTTCAATTAAAAGTTCAATTTTTTCATTAGCCTGACGAAGTTGTTCATTGCTGTCATAAGATTCTTGCTGATACTGTTGTGCCTCTTGTTGATATTTTTCAGCTAAAGCTTTTAGTTGGTTTACGTTTAGAATTGCTTGCTGTGCGATTAAGTCTGTCTCATTACTCATAACAATCTCCCTTCCATCCATGTAATGTGAATTAGTAAAATAGCTCAATTATTGAACTATTTTCAACCAGTTTTAACCTCAGCACACTCAAGTTGCACCGTTGGCCGCCGCTCCAGTATCCGCACCTTCACCGCCTCACAAGCTGCCAGAGTAGGGTAAATCCTCTCACTAACTGGCATAGCATAGATGGTGGAAGTGATAAGTAGAACAAAGCCGGTTAGCATGCTGTTGGCTCCACGCCCTGAATTATCGGTAGCATGGCTGCCTCTTCACGAACTTTCTGAATAGCCTCATCCGAATAACCCCAGATGTTGCCGTCATAAACATTGCGGCGCTCCATCCCTAAGTAATAAGGATGAATAGGGGTTCCTTTAATGATGTATTCACGCATCAATTCAACGAGATTGCGTAGTGTGCCGCCATGGGAGAAACCTCGCCAATTATTCGTCCAAGTGGTTTTATGCGTGAATATACACTTAAGGGTGTAATCATCTAAAAACCAGACGCGACCTCGCTGATCAAGCAGAAGTTTTGACGTTAACTTCCTGCTGTCGTTATAAAAAAAGCGGCGACCATGTGCCGCAATTACCTGAATGAGCTGATTAGCATGCTCTAGGCGTTCAGCTTTTGTCGCCATATCCCTCTCCTTAACCGCCGTAGTTTATGTCTGATAATCTGCGGTGATTAACACCGCATATGATGGTTACTCTTGCTTCTCTGACCAGCCAGCACCGTGGATGCGGTTGTGATAGTCGCCGAACGTGTCACTAACCGGCCTGGTCACAACGATGCGCGGCAGCTCCGGCCTTATCGATGTCTGGTAGCAGTGCTCGCGCCTGTATCGCTGGGTCGTCCTGTCCACCGTTGAGCAGATTTTCTCGTGCTGCTCTCCCTGCTTCAGCGCCTGAATAGCCCCGACAGCACCTGCAAGCGCCCGCTCAAAGTTCTGCTTCTGTACTTCCTTCAGGCGTAACAATTCCGCCCCATATTCCTGAGGTGTCTGCATGTGGTGCTCCGGGGATTATTTATTAAAAGGGAGTAAAGCCGCTGTCGTCGCCGTTGAACTGATAGTCGTGCTGTGCTGGCTGTCCGCCGCCTTTTTTACGCTCATCCTTGTCTTTCATTGTCGCAACCATGCGATCTACCGTTTCCGCGTTTTTTCCGGCGGCTTTTTCCTGAAGTGTCTGCCGAGTCTGAGCAATAAATGGCATACGGATTTCAAGCCCGTAGGTGTCCGACCCATCATTCTTGCTGCGCAGAATTTTCTGGAGAACCAAGCCAACTTTTTTCCCTGCAAATTCCGGAGCCACAAAATGGCTTGCATCGCGCATTTGGTTGGTTAGTTGCTTGATGCCAGCGCAGCCCATGATGGCGTGGATCATGTTTACGCCGAATGCGTTCTCTGAACCGTCCTTTTTAGTGACGTAAACGCTGAGGTATTGCACCTTTCTTCCATCATCGGCCTCACCTGAGAACTCAATGGCCTTAGCTCCCCCCTGTGATGTCGTCAGGGCTGCTTCGGTTATTGTGAGAAGGTGAGCGCCCGTCTCATTAATAAAACCGCCCATGCCGGCGGTTAATGCAGCTTCTTCGTTGTAAGTAAAAATCACATTGTTCATGCGGCGTTTTCCTTGAGGTTATGAACATTTGATAAGCCCCAGTATTCGCAGATGGTGTGGTCTACGAATGCCAGGTCATTGTCTATTTCGTTGGTTTCAAACATGCCCATCGGTGACTTCACCGTATCGGCACCGTTATTTTTGGTGGTGAAAAAGAATTGCTCATCGCGAGTGAGGGTGCGTAGAACAATGGTGAACATGCCCTCAACGGTGATTTTTTCGTCGAGCATTTTGCCGATCGTCTTCATTTTCACTCGACCCATCTGCGTCTCTTCGGTATGAGCCATGAAGTAAACGCGGAGGTCATCTGGCGCATCCTGAGCAGCCTTGATGATGTCCCAGGCGTGCCGTCCGATTTCAGTGAATTTATCGAAGGACTTTTCATCAGAACGGCGCATGAACTCGTTACTCATCACATACTGGAAGTCGTCGATGATTACGATCCGCTTTCCAAGGTGATGCGCCCACTTAATGACATTCACGATGGCATCCGACTTGTCGGTTGCTACGACAGTTCCTGTCTTTTTATCCTTATCCCACGGAAGCCATTCTTTTGATTTAAATGGCAGAGGCTTGCCAACCGGCTTAACCAGCATCGCAATACTTGGGTCAATATTGCGCAGGCTGGTCGATTTACCAGTGCCTGATTCACCCAGAATTAAAGTTGCCGTTCCCATCAGTCGACCCCCATCATTGCTGTCTGCTGCTCCGTGCGGTGGTCTGCAATCGCTTCCTGTGCGGCTTGCTCGTCTGTCATGTGCTGCTCAAGGTAGGGCGCAATGACCGCTTTCATCAGTGATACAAAAAACTCATCGTCGCTTTTCATGCTGCGGCCTCGTGAATGGTGAAACCCTGCTCGTTAAGCCACTCCATGACGTCTTTAACGTCCATCTGGCCGAGCAACTCTTTGCTGTTAAATTCCATCAACTGCACTTCATCTGCTTCGATGACCATCATTCCGGGACGATAAGCAGCGCGTGTGGACATCTCGCCGCACTCGATTTTGATTTTCATCGCTTATCGCCTTCGCTGAGCTTTTCCAGAAACATGCTGATGAAGTCGAAACCCTCAGCCTTGGCGCGCAACTCTTTGCGCTGCTGCTCACGTTCCTGTGAGCGCTGGCTACTCTGCTGTTGTGAGTGGAGCTTTGTTGCTGCGGTGACGGTCATGGCTGGCTCTCCAGTAAGTTGAGAAGGGTGCGCCAGCCAGTACGGAGGCGGCGGGTGATTCGGTCGAGTTGTGACGTGTTAAAACTGAAGCCACCCATGTGGGTGGCCCCAGCGACGGCGTAAGTCTGCATGGGTGATTCCTTGGTGTTGGTTAAGTTGGTAAATCAGTAGGTGATGCTGGTATGCGGGATATTGCCGTCCTTGATTTGCATCAGGACATCGATGGCCTGAACGCGGGTCAGTCCGGCGTGAGCCATCAGGGCATTTACGACTGCTGTTCCGATCGTCTTGCGATGTGCTTCATTGGCAGCGCGCGCAGCGGCTTCATCAGCGATCCGCTTCTCTTCAGCCAAGCGTGCCGCTTCTGCTTCAGCTGCCTTACGGCGCTCGGCTTCAATGGCTTCCTGCTTTTCACGCGCTGCACGCTGTAGCGCTTCGGTGCGCTGGCGCTCGGCGAGTTCTTCTGCGGCAATCCGATTGCGCTCTGCCTGTTCAGCCTGCGCTTTCAGAGCTGCTTCGCGGCGCGCAGCCTCATCACGTTCACGTTGTGCGGATTCTTCAGCTTCGCGTCGGGTCTGCTCAACCGCCTGACGCTTTAGCTCTTCTTCACGGGCCACGCGCTGGCGCTCGGCTTCTGCTGCAGCATCAGCTGCGTCGCGGTCAAACTTATCGTTGAGCAGCAGGGCGATTTCATGATCGCTTTCAGCCTGCTTTTTCAGGGCTTCAGCCGCCGCGGCAGCTTCTGCCTCAATGCGAAGGCGCTCATCCTCAGCAGCTTTCTCGGCGGCGATGCGTTCCTGCTCGGCTTCCCACTCGGTCAGCGGGCGACGCACTTCATCGCGCAGCGTGTCGCACTCGGTGACGAACCGGCGCAGCTCGTTTTCAGCAGGCTTCACAGCCTCTTTGAGTTTGCGGAGGTAATCGCGACCAGGCTTTTCAACAGCTGTTTTGCTGCGGGATACCTGAGCTGCCAGAGAAGCAACGCGCGCACGGCCTTTAGCAGTGCTCAGGTCTGGCACCTCATTGACTGACTGGCGAATCTGGTCGAGAAACTTGGTCAGGCCGTTCTCTACATACAGCGTCGGTGCCTGCTCAGGCAGAACCTCAAGCACTGCTAAATCCGTGACTTCGCTCATCAACTTCTCCTTTTTCAGGCAAAAAAAAGCCACCAAAATTGGTGGCAACTGGTTCAATTCACATTGGTCTTTCTCTTCTGCCTCTCAGCAAAAGCGAGTTTGGTGCGTAGCACCTCAAAGCCGTCTAAGCAGACAGCTTTACGGTGTCACTCAGTTGGAAGTGAAAACCACGGAGTCCAGTGCGAAACCTGAGATGCGAGGAATCCTTCGTGATAGTCATCAACGCGTGAGATGAACCACAAGTCGCATTCCCCTTCATCGCTCTCAATTTCTTCAACAGAGAACGCCTCAAGCTGCACTTCTCCATTTACAACAACAGCGACTGCTTCCTCGTCATTTGGCATTTGCTCACTGCACTTAATCCATTCCATCCTCTCACTCCTGTTAGTGGTTACTGGCCCCGGGCGCGGAGCATTGCGTCGGCAATCGCATATGATCGTGATGCGATGTTATCCAGAAAAGTTGATGCACCTCCGCTAGCCAACTGACCCTGCATCGCCTTAGCAGCAAGGTAATCGCGTAACGTCATGCCTTCTTGACCTTCGACCGTTTCACTACCTAACGGCAGTGGGAATGCTGTACCGCCTGTATCTTTTTCCATCTCAACCTCCTGCTATAAACCCCAGCACCATCAGCACGCCAATGGCTATCCACCCGATGCAATAATCACTGTTGCTTAACATGGTGCCTCCAGATATGAAAAAGGCTGCGGGTTAGGCAGCCGGCTGTGTGTCTTCTTTGATATAGGCAATGCCAAGGGATAGCATTCTTTCAATCGACTCAGGCGTAACGCTTCCATCAGGGAACCATGCGCCGTTATTTGATGACCACCACCAAACGTTGACGCCGTCAGTTTTGAATTCGATGTTTATGTAAGTATTGAAGATTCGCATCACATCACCTCGCCGTTACGATGTCTTTTGAGTTGCGATAGCCCGCTGCAAAAATAGCTATCTCCGGTAAGCACTGTGATGTGCTCTCATGCTTATCACGCAGAGAGGGAGCGCTGGTTGCTCTGGCTACGTTTAAACTGCAACCCTCAGAAAGCTTTGTGAAGGCGCGATCAATCTTGCGGGCGTAATTGCTGGCCTCGCGCTCCTCAACCTCTTTACGAGCGTTGTAGGCAGCCATGCGGCGTTGATTCCTGTTCATGCCGTTTCCCCTGTACAGCGGCGGATGTCATCCAGCTTCAGCCAGACGCGGATTGATACGGGACGATCGCTTGGCAGGCACTTAACTGCCAACGGGTAGTCGTCTTGAATGCGACTAAAAGCCTGCTGACTTGACTGACGAACCGCCTGTTTACAACGAAAGCGATACTCGCTACGCATATGCTGAAATTGCTGCTTGTTCATGGGTATTCCTCAATGAGTGCTTGGGTGCAAGAGCCGGAACCCGTGACGTTTCCGAACTTAATAGGCTTCTCAGGTCCACCTTCCTGACTGGCGTAAGCTCCACCTATCTCTTGCCCGAAGCACTCGCCTCGGCCTGTGTATTCACAGGGCCATATTGTTAAAGAGCTGATATCCGTTTCTTACTGCTTCAGCGTCCTGCTGTGTGATAAATATTATGCGCATCACGCATATGCGTCAAGCGCATATTTTAGTGCTCAGTTGTGATTTGTTGTGTTTTTGATTTATGCGTTTGAAACAGAAAGGGAAATAATTTTTGGTGGGATTATGCAACAGGCACAAAAAAGCCCGCACATCGGCGGGCTTATGTAGAAGGGGAGTTATCCGTGTCGTCGGAATTGCTGAGACTGACTAAGCATTACGCGTCCAGCTACATGAAGCATATGCATTTCTTCCTCAGATATCGTCCATTCACGATAGCGAGGGTTGTCAGAAATCACGATCAGCTGGCTCTTAACTTTCTGCAAACGCTTAACGAACATATCGCCGTTAAAGTCGAATACGTAGATGCCATCACCATCGAAGTTAGCCACGCCTACATCTACAAAGATAAGGTCGCCCGGCTCAATAGTACCTTCCATGCTGTCTCCGCGAACGTTAATGAGCTTCACGCTCGATTCCGGACGGTTACCGAATATGACCCGCGCTTGATCGGGAACATATTCAATAGACCTTATGACTTCGACGACATCTTTTGAAGGTGAACCGTCACCCGCGCTTGCTGAAACATCAAGAACATCAATCCTGTACACATCTTTTCTCCCCTTTTTTATAATTGAACTAACACTGTATGTTTCTACAGTATCACTTGAATCATTAGAAGAGAATAGTTCAGAAACAGGAACTGAAAGCGCCTCGGCAATTTTTTGGATGAGGGTTTCGCTGTATCCCTGCATGCCGCGCTCAAGGCGTGACAGGTTCCCCACGTCGCTATCTACGCGCAACGCGAGTTCACTAAGGGTCATCTTATTCGCTTTGCGAATCTGTCTTATCTTATCGCCTATTTTCATGGCGGATATTTAACCTTTTTTTATGCGTGACACGCAAAGCGTCTTGCGCATATTTCTTAGTTCGCATATTATGCGTATAGCGCATTAAGGAGGTGCATTATGCCAACGCCATTACGGAAAATGCGTGTAGAGAAAAAACTAACAATCTCTGAAGTAGCCATCGCAACACAGTTAGATGTTGGCAACCTGAGCCGAATTGAGCGGGGGATTCAAATTCCATCTCTCGAAACGGCAGAGAAGCTCTGCAAGTTCTTCAAAGGGAAGATCACAGAGATGCAGATTCTCTACCCGCAGCGATATATGAAGTCAAGCGATACAGCCGCTTAAGAACCACCGCTCTTTATCAATCTGACCTCCCTCGGAATACCAGGGAAAAACCCAAGTGACTTGCTCACCGCAATGTCACGCAACTTATTCAACGACAGGCATTTTAAATCATGGAAATTGCAAGCTATCGCAAAAAAGCGAGAGAGATCGAAAGTCAGTTACTGAACAAACTGGCTGAACGTGGACAGGGACAACTGGCGGAAGTGCTAGGACTAAACGAGGCAGCAGTGAGTCGCATGAAGCGACCTTCAGGAATGCAGAAGTACAGCTTCTTCCAGATGATGAGTCTGGCAATGGCCTATCTGGAAGTGGCATCGCCGGAGTCAGAGGTGGCGAAGAGTTTGCTGCGTATTGAGCAGCTACTCACCAAAGAAAAAGCGCCGAACTGCGGGAACAGTTTCGACGCCTGATGCGAAATGACTGGATCAAATCACAGGAGTAATTATGAGTTCTTTATTATCGCTTTACAAGGCTAAAGAGAAAAACGGCACCGCCACAACGACCAAGAAAACGTTCCTGGTGCCACTGGCAGAGCTTTACGTCGAACCGGGCTACAACGTCCGCGAAATCGACCAGGAGCACGTTGCCGAATTCCGCGATGCGTTCGTTGCCGGTGAGTTTGTGCCGCCGCTGGCGGTTCAGGTTACTGAGCAGGGCATCAAGATTATCGACGGCCACCACCGCTATTACGGCGCGAAAATGGCGTCTGAGTCAGGGCATGAAATCGCGCGCCTTGAGTGCAAGGACTTTGCCGGTTCAGAGGCGGACCGCATCGCGTTCATGGTCACCAGCTCACAGGGTAAGGCGCTGTCTCCTCTGGAGCGTGCAGCTGCCTATCAGCGCCTGCTTAATCAGGGCTGGACGCCCGCGGAGATTGCCAAAAAGGTGAAGCGCTCAACCGCGGATGTCGATCAGCACCTTCAGCTACTGGAGTGCGGTGACGGCCTGATCGCAATGGTCAAAGCTGGCGAGGTGGCGCCGACAACGGCTGTGGCACTCTCACGTGAGCATGGACCGAAAGCGGAAGCCGTGGCGCAGGTTCAGATGGAGAAGGCCAAAGCCGCTGGCAAAACCAAGCTGACGCGCTCTGCTGCTATCCCACAGTTCAGCGCCGCCAAAGCCCGCCGTCTGGCAGAGCTGTTGGTTGGCGCTGATTACCTGCATGAGGATGGCTTCGGCACGCTTCGCCTGACGGAGGGAACCGATACAGAAATCAACCGCATTCTGGCGGATTACCGCGCCGGAATCCCTGCTGAAGTGGAGGCGTCATGAGTCTCGCCACCGTTATCAGCTTCCCCATAAAAACCGATCAAACAGGAGGTCACATGGCCGACCTGTCCAACGGGTATACCAAGGTTGCCAACGAGATTCAGAAGCTCAAGCCACGCCTGAGATTATCCGGGCGTGAGTGGCAGTGTTTTGAGGCGGTGATATGGCTTACCTACGGATGGAATAAAAAACAGGACAGGGTGACGAACACTGTGATCGCCGAGCTTACGGGCCTGGACGATACGCACGTTTCCAACTCCCTTAAGGCTCTCGCCGAACGAAAAATCATATTCAGCCACAAGCAGGGTGGGATGAAATTAGTTGGCGTAAATACTGAGCTTTCCGCATGGATTTTGGACAAACCGGAAACGGTAAGAAAGTTACCGAAAACGGTAAAAAGGTTACCGAAAACGGAAAAACTCTTACCGGAAACGGTAGCCACCCAATACAAGAACAAGAACAGTAATAAAAACACTACGTCAGAGAATTCTGGCGAATCCTCCGACACCCCCACGAAGACACTCCCTGCTTTTCGTCCTGAAGCTGCCGTCCACTCCCCGAAAGGCGACAAGTGGGGAACAGCTGATGACCTCAAAGCCGCAGAGTGGATTTTCGGGAAGGTGCAGGGTATCGCTCCAACGGCTCAGCAACCCAACTGGCCCGCCTGGGCAAATGACATCCGGCTGATGAGAGGCTCACTGGAGGTAACGCATCACGATATCTGCGAAACCTTCCGGTGGGCCAACGCCGATCACTTCTGGCAGACCAATATCCTCAGCCCCGCAAAGCTTCGGGCCAAGTGGCAGACGCTGAAGGCGCAGATGAGCCAGCCGGGCCGCAACAGAACGCCAGCGCCTCAGCAGCCCGCTGAGCACTGGAACAGCCGCACAGCATGGGAGAACGATTTCATATGAGAAACCTTGTAGCAGCAATTAAGAGCCGCGACGCTGGCGCACTGTCCCGCATGGCAGGCGACGGCCCGCAGCCGGTTGAACGTGGGGTGCATGAGGGCGTTGAGCGCCTGGTTGACGCGCTGTTCGCCAACCTGAAGCAGGTATTTCCCGCATCGGTCAGCACCGCATGGCGAAACCCCGCTGATGAGGCCGCAGCAAAACGTCAGTGGATCGCCGCCTTCGCCGAGAACGGCATCAGCAACAAGCAGCAGTTGTCCGCTGGCATGAAGCAGGCCCGCGCCAACGGCTCACCGTTCCTGCCGTCGCCCGGCCAGTTCATCGAGTGGTGCAGGCAGGGTGATTACCTCGCCGCCGGTCTGCCGGATGAGCAAGCGCTGTATGACATGTTCCGGCTTTTCTGCCGTGACCGTGGCATCTACGACAGCAGCGAAGAGTTTCCGTGGCAAAGTCCGGCGTGTTTTCACATGGTGACGGCGGTATTCAACCAGATGCGTTCGTTCAACCTGTCTGACGCCGAGTGCCGTAAGCGCCTGGCTGACGAGCTGCGCAAGATGGCGCGCCGCATTGAGGCAGGCGAGGTCATTCCCCCACCGCGCAGGCAGATTCCACACCTGCACCTCCCGCTCAGCAATGACAAAGGGCTGGACAAAATCGCGGAGATTCGCAGCCGATTCGGCATGAAACGGAGGGCATCATGAGTGACGCACAGCGAAGCCGGTTTGAACGGCTCTACCGCAGCATGTACGGCGACAGGCACGACATGACCCGCACCTACCTGGGCTACGCCTCTGAGGTTGTGAACCGCGCGTTTTTCTTCTGGCAGTCAGGTCTGGAATCGGGGGCGGCATGACACAGGTTATTCAGATGGTCATGGAGCAGCCCGTAATGCGTCAGGCGCGCAATCTGCAACTGGCAATTATCGACCTGGCTAAGTGTCGCGACTTAACGCCAGCGCAGTTTCGGCAGCGTATGGAAACCATCGACATGCTGGCTCGGGAGGCGCATGACACGATTATTCAGGCTGAGTTCCAGCTAAAGGGAAAAGCAAATCATGTATGAACCCATGCAAGTAGAACCATCCGACATCCTCACCATCATCAGCTACAAACGCGCCAACCAGAGCCACCGCGGCGCAGTAATTATCGATATGGCTCAGCTTGGAGTGGCCTCAGTAGCCTTTTCCAAAGTGATTTCAGAGATAGCCATCATGAAGGCGATGGAGAGCGCAGCAACTATCCGGCAGAAAGGAGAGTGATATGGCAACGCTGCAACTTGCAGTGAATGGTGAATATTTTGATGCCATGAAGCGAGGCGAGAAGGTGGAGGAGTTCCGCCTGGTGAATCCTTACTGGGGACGCCGTCTGTTTGGCCGGGACTATGATCGACTCATAATTACCCGCGGCTACCCAAAGCGCGAAGATATATCCCGCCGAATCGACATTGCCTATGAAGGCTTTGAAATCAAAACAATCACTCACAAGCACTTTGGCCCCGACCCGGTGAAGGTGTTCGCTATCAAAGTGAATATGGAGGTCGCATGAACAACGTAATCCCCTTAAAACGCCCAGAACACGTCATATCAGACGCCGAACTGGACAGGCTGGCAAATGACATCAGCCGCTTCGCCCAGAAGCATTCGGGCACACTCAGCCTGAGCCATGGCATCAGGAAATTACTTAGCGACGCACTAAAGCGAGAGAAGCCCCAAACCTTCGCCGATGAAATTCTTGAGAGAAGCATGGCGTCGTGGCGGGCAGACCTGAAGAAGGAGCAGGGTGATGGAGAAACAAACGTACCTGTTGCATAGCAGGAACATCCAGCAGAGCTGTATCGAAGCCATTAAAACCCTCCAGCCAGACCCGAAACGCCCTCTCGAAATAATCATCCAGGAACGCAAGCGATCAGGCGATCAGAACCGAAAACTCTGGCCGTTGCTTCACGATCTTTCCCACCAGGTGGAATGGTTCGGTCAGAAGTACAGCCCGGAAGACTGGAAGGATTTGATAACCGCCCTGGTAGCAAAAACCAAAAAGCAGGAACAGCGCACCGCACCGGCAATAGGCGGCGGGGTAGTCATGTTCGGCTCACGGACAAGCAAGATGCGCGTAAGCGAGATGGTTGAGGTTATCGAGGCGATCTACTGGTTCGGCACAGAACAAAACGTGAAATTTAGCGATGAGTCCCGGCTTGAGCTCGAATGGGCGCAGCGGTGGGGCGAACAGAACAGGAGTTAACCATGCATTCTGATGAAATACTGATGCTCGCTTTAAGAAAGCAGCCCTCCATGACCTCGCGTGAGGTTCACAAGTGTTTTACGAGAAAGCGGATGACCGAGAAAGCCGCTCAGCAGGCGCTCGCCCGAGCTTACCGGTCCGGCGCGATTCGGCGCAGGAAGGCACCGGGAAACAATGGCTACCAGTATCAGCTGGCCGCTGTTGATCCGAAATTTGGTGAGAGCTATGAGGAAGAGGTGGCATTGCGAAAGGATGGTGTCATTGAACAGTGTCGCTCCACTTCGGCACTGGTCGAGTTCAACCGGATGATCGCCAGCACAAGGAGCGGCCATGAAAACCTGGTTCGTTCATGACCCCGTAGACGCCGAAACCGCAGCAACCCTCATCGCCAGTTATACCGCCCGCAAGATTCAGACCCAAAAGACACTCGCAACCGACCCGCGCCTCTGGCTGGTCAGTGCGCTGCTGCCTGAAAGCGTGCGCGAACCGAGGAGGGACAGGACTTATGAAAACAGCGTCTGGAACTGAACGCTGCTGCCGGTGTTACGTAACTCTCACCACCGAAGACAAACACTTCTACGGAGCCAACTGTGAGCCGTGTGAACTCGACAACATGTACGAAGAGGCCGAGCGGCACAGCCTCATCAAGTCTGCCTACTGGCGCTGGCGAGCTATCTGCTTCTGCTTGCGCTGGCTGTGGTGCTCAATTGCAGGCTATCGAAGTCTACGCCTGTGGCTCATGCCTCGACCTGTGGCTACTCCTCGATCCGAACTTCGACATGACAGGAGAAAATGATGGCTAAAGGCACCAAGCCGAAGCCGCCGAAGCTGAAGAAATGCAAATGCTGTCCTGAGAAATTCACTCCCCGCACCACCACCCAAACAGTCTGCTCCCCAAATTGTGCCATCCAACTCGCTAACCAGCTGTCCAATCGCAATCAAAAGCGCCGGGAGAAAGCTGAGCGTGCCGCATGGAACAAGCGCAAAGCCGATGTGAAGCCGTTAAGCCACTGGATGAACATGACCCAGCGGGCATTCAACGACTACATCCGGGCACGGGACGGGAACATTTGCATTAGCTGTGCAAGCACAACGGCGGTTAGTTACCACGCAGGGCATTACAGGACGACAGCAGCGGCTTCACAACTACGGTTTAACGAAGACAATGCGCATTCACAGTGTGCAGCTTGCAACGTGCATCACTCCGGCGCCATTGGCCCGTATCGTATCAACCTCATCACCAAAATCGGCCTTCAGCGCGTTCTGGCGCTCGAATCCAACAACGAATCTCACCGATACACCAGAGAAGAACTGGACGCGATACGAGCGCGTTACAGGGCTTTGCTGCGTGAACTGAATAAGCAAAGAGAGGCAGCATGAAACTAACCCCAAAACAACGTGGTGTTTTGCGCATGAAGTTTGGCGGACGTTGCGCATATTGCGGCTGTGAACTGCCGGAAAAAGGCTGGCATGCCGATCACGTTGAAGCGGCATTGCGTAAATGGGAATTTGGCCCGCGCCGTCAGGATGGTACGCGACGAACAGTAGCCACGGGAGAGCACTGGCGGCCTGAAAAAGACGTAATGGAAAACCTGTTTCCGGCATGCGCCCCATGCAATCTCTTTAAAGCCACATTCACTCTGGAAACATTCAGGGAGCAGATCGCCGAGCAGGCTGAACGGGCAAGGTTGTATAGCGTCAACTTCCGCACCGCCGAGCGCTTTGGACAAATTAAGGTAACTGCATCACCAATTGTTTTCTGGTTTGAGCAATACCTGAAGGAGCAGGCCGCATGACCCAATTCCTCAAAGATAAATGGCGCCTTCTGCGCATGTTCAAAGCCCGCCGCATGTACGAAATCAACTATCGAATCATCCGCAACACAGCAAAGATAATGGGGAGAGCCGCATGAACAACGACGCCTTAGCCCAGCTCGCACAGGTGATGCGTAAATCCGATCTGAAAAAGCGATACCTGAAGCCGGTCAGGCTGATTACTCCTTTGCAATCTGCCTGGGTACGATGCCTGCTGGATGTATGGGGGGAGAAGTACGGCGGCTCAGTGGGCCCGGACAGCGGCAAATCGAGCGTGATAGGGCGCCTGATGATACGCAAGGAATGGAATGACCGGGAATCGGAACGGATACTGGAAGTGGTCGATAACCTGCATAAGCAGGGCTATAAGGGCAATGAGCTGTTTATCAAAGCTCAGCAGCTCATTAACCCTCAAAACTCAGTCAGCAATCTTCTCGACCGCGCCAACGAACAGGAAGATGCCGACATTGTGGAAGCTGTTATCTGCAGGCTGTTTGAACCGGCTAATCCGATCCGCCATGTAGCCATTAAATACTATTGTGAGCGCAAGTGCGCGCAAGACATTGCCTATGAGCTGTCGCGAGTCACCGGCATTCACCCGGAGAACGCAAAGACGCGCATTAAGTGGTGCCGACAGCTACTTGAGGCAGCGGTGTATCACGCTATCGTTGCCGATATTGACGCTAACAAGCACCAACTTGCTGCGTAAATGCGATAAGTCGCAAAAATATTTTGATATTCGCTTGAAAGCGTCACTTGGAACCAGTACATTTCTGATATGCTCGTGACACAAGTAGTTGAGCAACACAATTAAGTCAGATCTATCGATTTGTAATAGTCAAAGCGCCCTGCGGTCTCACCAACTGCGAGGGCGTTTTTTTAATTAAAGTTTTGTGTGAAATCTCCGATTCCTTCTTAATGCGTAAGGAGGAAAAATGATTACAGATGCACTCAAATGGTTTGCCGACAACCCCGAAAAGTCTATCCCCTTAGTTTTATCAGCTACAGCGCTGATTTTTGGCGGGATGTGGACAGCTCTAACTTTCATACATAAAGCTATTCTAGAAAGTAAAGACAGGGAGCTTGAGGCATATCAGAAGGTAATAGTGATATTGAATGATGGCAAAGATGGTAGGGTTTACATTGATTACCAGTTGGACAGTGTTTTTCAGTTAAGATTTTTTACGCGCTATTTTCCTAGAAGCCTGCGGCTTATAGACAGATTGATCTCAAGATGGTCATTACATCCAGCATACCAAAATATGCAAATTATTGAAGAATTAAAGAGCACAAGAAATTACATCAAGCGAAGACGCTCGCCCCTAACAAGAATAATTCTAGGGATGATTGGTTTAATCTGGCCATGGTTCTAATTTCCTAAATTCAACTTACTAAGGTCGCCATCAGAGCGGCCTTTTTTCGTTTCACGTCATCCCTGAGTTTCTGGATTTCCTCCTGTGTGTTGTGGGGTGGCGTGTTTTTTACCCATAAAAAAATCCGCTCAATGGCGGATTCTTCAGCGTTGACTACCCAACGGCAGGACGGTTCTTTTTCTCTCGACAAGGAAAAGACTAGCCGGACTTGCTCAGTTCAGAAAGTAGACAATTCCTAATTGAGCACGTCCCCGTAACAGGGGGTCACATGAGTATTGATATGAGCAAACTGGCATCAGGCGCTGCTTATGGCGCATCTGCCGGGACGATTGCCAACGGTCTCCTGACTCGGCTCAGTCCTGACGAGTGGAGTGCTGTAGGCGTGCTGGCCGGTATTCTGGTGGCGCTGTTCACACTTGGCATCAACTGGTACTACAAACGCAAGGCCACACTGGCGCAGATTAAGGCGCTACAACGCTGGCCCACCGCACCAGACATTACAGAGGGTTAATCCATGGCTATGTCAAACGGCCTGCGCAACAAGCTTATCGCTGCTGCGGGTGGCGGAGCCATGCTTATCGCCACTGTATTCCTTGGTGGTAAGGATGGCGTTGAGGGCAGGGTGTACGAGCCTTACAAAGATGTGGCAGGCGTCTGGACTGTCTGCGACGGACACACCGGCACCGACATCATCAAAGGCAAAAAGTACACCAACCGGGAATGCGATCGCCTGCTGTGGAATGACCTGCAGCCGGTCAAGAAGTCTGTCGACAGTATGGTGAAAATCCCGCTGGGCGAGTATCAGCGCGCCGCCCTCTACAGCTTCACCTACAACGTCGGCACCAGCGCGTTCTCAAAATCATCGCTGCTGAGGAAACTCAACGCCGGAGATGTCGACGGTGCCTGCGAAGAGCTGCGCCGCTGGATTTACGCGGGTGGACAGAAATGGCGTGGCCTTATGAATCGCCGCGATATGGAGCGGTCTATGTGTCTGGCGGAGAACGCTGATGAACTGGCTGGCAAATAACTGGCGCTCGGTGCTGGGGTTCCTGCTTTGTGCCTGCATTGTTCTGTTTGGTTCGGTGGCCGGGCATTACCACAACAAATACACCGAAGCAGCCAGCCTGGCGGAAACGCGACAGGAAACCATCAACGACATGCAGCGCCGACAGAAAAGCGTTGCTGCTCTCGACCAGAAATATACGAAGGAGTTAGCGGATGCTAAAGCCACTATCGATCAGCTACATGTTGATGTTGCTGCTGGCAAGCGTCGGTTGCAGCTCAATGCGACCTGTCAGAAACAGTCCGCTACCGGTACCCCCGGCATGGATGATGCAGCCGCCGCCCGACTTACTGACGCCGCTCAACGGGATTATTTCACCCTCAGAGAGCGAATCGAAGTTGCCGGAAAGCAAATAGCTGGCTTGCAGGAATATGTTCAAGAGCAATGCCAATAATGAAAAGTCGACAAGAAATGAGTAATATTTGACTTCCAGTGTTCATGCTAAGGGAAGTTATGAAAATTTTTCCAGTGGGAGTGTTACTGACAGTTGTTTATTTTGTAGTGCTACTAATCTCAATGCGGATTTTGAATTTATCTCATGTCAGTTCATATAATGAGTTGGGCGATTTTCTGGCGGGAGTGTTTTCACCAGTGGCGTTTTTGTGGCTTGTATTGGGGTTTTTGCAACAACAGAAAGAGCTTCAGCAGAATACAAAAGCACTTAAATTGCAGGCTGATGAGTTAAAAAACTCAGTGGAACAATACAAAAAAATGGTAACCATTGCCCAAAATCAGTTGGACGCTGATCTTACTGTCGCCCAACAGGAAAGCATTCGACGTGAAAACGAGCTTAAGCCATCTGTTAAGTTGAAAGGACTAAGGTTTATCTCTCACGTGAACTACATTTATACATTCGATACAGAGGTTTTGGTCGATGGCCGCGAAGCTAAAAACGTAGAGATTGAGTTTGTTAATGGTTTTGGTAAATATAATCATTTCAAATATGATTCAATAACTAAAAGTTTTACTTTGGGTTCAAACCCTATAAGTAGTAGCGATCTTCCTCAAGAAGTAGTCGTTTTAATATCTTTTGAAAGCATAATAGGAATAAAATATAAACATCAATATAAGTATTACGACTTACTAGAAGGAGGCTATCAAAACGTTCAGCATCAACAAATTATTGTGTAAATTAACCACCTCACGGCAGTTTTTTATTGACATCACAAAGCGCATTTGCGAGTACGCCCGATGATGATAAAGTCTCCTCTTTGCACTCAGCAAAGAGGGGCTTATGCAGCAATACATTGTTTATTTCAAAATGAAAGACAGTGCTCTTCAATGGTTAAAGTTTTACGCACGCGGCAACTCGGAATCTGAAGCCCGTGCGTACTTCAATGAAAAGTATCAGCGCATACAAGTATCTAAGGTGCTGGGAGTAGTTCATCCTCGCGATGAGCGAGAATTCAAAGCTCGCCACGGAATAAATTACTAACCGCCTATGGGCGGTTTTTTATTGGAGCTAGCATGGCTGACACTTACCGCATCACCGTAACAACAAAATCAGGCGAAACTCATTTAGGCCTGATGAGCCGGTCACAGCCCGAGATCGTTAACGGCTTTATCGGCATTGCTCAGGAAGATGGCGCATGGGTATACCTCGCGCCTGATGACGTGCTGAAGATGCAGTACGTGCCAGAAGCTACTGAGAAAAAATAAAGCTCAGAATCAGATGCACTACGTCTGCATAAGCAATAGCCAGATCAATCAACTTACCTATCATAAATCCTCCATAGGTTATTCAACCTGCCGTGAATGGTGGTTGTTCTATTGTGAGGGTTATCCCCCTATAGCGATGAATTAGGAATTCGCTATGGCATCACCAGATTGGGAGGCCATCGAGTCGGCTTACCGTGCTTTGATCACTCACTGGGTTGGGTTATGATTTGTAAGTCAGGTGCGCGAGATGGCCGAGCGAAAGCTCTGACGGGACAAAGCGTGACATGAGCTACATCAGGCAGTGGTGCACGTGGCCGATACTGCATGAACGTGGGTTCGAATCCCACCCTGACAAATGACCGCCTACGGGCGGTTTTTTCTTGGAGTAAACATGGCGACCCAGGATAACGATATGAGCAGGCCATATCCTCCAGCTGAATTGGTAGAAGAGTTCACTCCCTACATCAAACTCATGCCCGCCACTGGAATCCACGAGTGGGTCACAGAGCAAATCCTTGATGGTAATGGCAGCCTGCATAACCCCGACCATTCTCACCTAATTGATGCTGACATTGCATTCATGTGGGCTGCGTCTGCCTTCAGCAAAAAAGGTCGCACCGTACTCGGCCAGGCTGAGGAAGTGGCAATGCGCGCAGGTGGCTGGCAAAAAGCCAGAATGGAACAGCAGATGTATGAGTGGTTCGGTCATAAGCCGGATTACATCATCACTCTGGCGGCAGACTTCTGTTCTGAATGCAGCGATTTAGAGTTTTGCGCCCTGGTAGAGCATGAGCTTTACCATATAGCTCAGGATACTGATGAGTTCGGCGCACCTAAGTTCACCCGAGACGGACAACCAAAGCTCTGCATGCGCGGACACGATGTAGAAGAGTTCTTTGGTGTGGTTCGCCGATATGGTGCCAGCGCTGACGTGCAGGAAATTATCGACGCTGCCAGCCAACCGGCTGAGGTGGCAAAAATCAACATAGCCAGAGCATGTGGTACGTGTCTCATGAAGCTGGCGTAAATAAGACTGACTGAGACGAGTGGTGATTTATGGCAGCACTTAAACCTGACGTGAAAGCATTCATCGTTCAGGCTCTCGCCTGCTTTGACACGCCGTCTCAGGTTGTAGAGTCTGTCCAAAAAGAATTCGACATCAAAATTACCCGGCAGCAGGTCGAATCTCACGACCCGAATAAAGCCAGCGGTAAAGCATTAGCCGCGAAATGGGTTGAGCTATTCAACAATACTCGCGCACGTTTCCAGACCGAAATAGCTGACATTCCTATTGCTAACAAAGCTTATCGCCTGCGCATCCTCGACAGGATGATGACGAAGGCTGAGAGCATGCGAAACATGGCCCTGGCCGCCACGCTAATTGAGCAGGCTGCGAAAGAGTGCGGTGATGCGTACACCAACAGGCAAAAGGTTGAACATTCAAGCCCTGATGGAAGTATGACGCCTAAGCCGACTGTTATTCAGCTTCTCCCTGTTGAGCCCAAATCATGAGTGAAGCCGTACAACTTCCGATCCCAGCTAAGCTCGCGCCGCTATTCACTGCCGTCAACAAACGCTATCGCTGCTCACATGGTGGGCGTGGTAGCGCCAAGACGCGCACGTTCGCCCTGATGACAGCCGTGAAGGCATATCAGGCAATGATGAACGGGGAGAGTGGCGTAATCCTGTGCGCGCGTGAGTTCATGAACTCGCTGGAAGAGTCGAGCATGCAGGAAGTAAAACAAGCGATCCTGTCGGTACCGTGGCTGGCTTCCAACTTCGACATTGGCGAGAAATATATCCGTACCATCGACAAAACGGTGACGTATGTGTTCGCTGGTCTGCGCCATAACCTCGACAGCATCAAGTCGAAAGCTCGAATCCTTCTCTGCTGGGTGGACGAAGCTGAGTCAGTCAGCGAAATCGCCTGGCAGAAGTTGAGCCCGACAGTGCGTGAAGAAGGCTCAGAGATTTGGGTGACGTGGAACCCTGAGCGTGACGGCAGCGCCACTGATAAACGCTTCCGCAAAGAGTTTGGTGACGACTGCATAACCGTCGAGATGAATTACACGGATAACCCGTGGTTCCCTGATGTACTGGAAGGTGAGCGACTAAACGATTTTCGCCGCCTTGATCCGGCAACCTATGCATGGGTATGGGAAGGCGCTTATCTCGAAAACTCCGATAAGCAGGTGCTTTCAGGGAAATACCGCATTGCTGAATTCTCGGATGAGCTATGGAAAGAGGCTGATCGCCTTCATTTTGGCGCAGACTTCGGTTTCGCTAAGGATCCTAACACGCTCACCCGCTCATTCATCCTGCATGACCGGCTTTACATCGAATACGAGGCATACGGGCAGCAAACCGAGCTGGACCATATGCCAGAGTTGTACGACACCATCCCCGGTTCACGTGAATGGCCGATCAAGGCCGACTCCGCACGACCAGAAACAATCAGCTATCTCAGGCGACAAGGATTCAATATCTCAGCTGCTGAAAAATGGCAGGGAAGCGTAGAGGATGGCATCGCCCACCTGCGCGGCTTTGACGAAATCATTATCCACCCACGCTGTAAGAACGTGGCACGCGAGGCCAGAATGTGGTCCTACAAAACTGATCGCATTACCGGCGAGGTATTACCGAAACTGGCTGATGGTAATGAACACTGCTGGGATGGCATAAGATACAGCCTCAATGGCCACATCAAACGCAAGGCTCAGACGATGGGCATGATGATTCCTAAGCGCCTGCAGTTGCGATAATCTAAAATGATAATGCATATACCTATTGTTGATTTAGTTAGTTGAGTAAGGCTGTCAACTGATAGCGTCATAATCTAGGTTGATGCTGCACTAAGTGACTTTTCGAGCTATGTTTACCTAATACTTATCAAAGAGCTTTCTGAAGGTAGTCTGGTGCACTACTATTTATTAAAGCTAAAAATTTATATCGGTATGGAAGCTAAAAATCTAGCCATTTTTAAGCTCGATTTTGAGTTGGTTCTTTCAGTTTCCCGTGACAATGACCTAGTAACTGATAGAATCATCAACTAATGTTCATGGATGTACATCATTCAAAAAATAAAAAACCATCAACTTCAAAGAGTAAGCTTATAAAATGCAGGCACAAGCTCAGACTAAACACGAAGAGTTGGTCGATACGCTGCTATCATATATAGATTCAGGTACTCCACTAGAGGAGCCGCACCTATCTGCCATAAGGCGTGATATCAGTGCCTTACCTTTGGAGTCACGCTCTTACTTGACGGCTTGGCTCATGGTAGCGCTTGACAAGCATGATGATGCTGTTGAATGGTTCAAGGATGCTATAGATACCTCTGGCGAAAATGCTTCTACTGTTGCTGGGAACTACTTGGGATATTTGAGTGTCTCAGCACATAATTTGTTTCATAAACAAGAAGTTTTTCGTCTTGCTAAGGTTTTCGGCACTAAGAGAATCAGGACGCAAGCAAGGAATGCAGCAGTTTGCATGGGAAGTGAAAAGCTTATCAAGCAATACACTCTTATGTTGAAAGCTTTACTTGACGGCGAAGAGCGATTCAAGATTGAACAGGAGGGTGAGATAATGGTGGAGGCTATCAGTAATTTTAAGGAAGCCACTAAACTAACCTCAGCTGATATCGAAAAGTTATGTGATGCTGCCGAACAGATTGCGAACAGTCATGGAGTTAATTGTGTTGGTGTTGAGTATTTCCTTAGTGGTGATTGCGACAACGCCTTAATTCTCTCTGCTCAGACCAGCGACGCCAGCACTCTTACTACTATAAATCTCGAACTAATGGATCTTCTTACTGAAGAAGAATACATAGATAGACCTTTTACTTCATGGTTCAAGAGTGAAAAAGTTAAAGGACTCAATGATTTGAAGGATGTGGAGCTATGAGTGTTGGCGGGCAAGATTTCATCAATTTCGCTGAAAAATGCCTTGAGCTTATCAAGGATGAGATAGGTTTTCGTAATACTTCTGGCCGCGCCTATTACGGCGTTTATCACGAAATCTGCAGCAAATTAGAGCATTGTTATGTTACGAATTCTCATGAGGGAGTGCGTGATTATTTGTTGAGTGCGGCTAGTTGTAAAAATGAACCTTTCGACAAATCAAAGCTCAGAAGTATCGGAGCACGCCTTAAAAATCTTCATGTTCAGCGTAAGTGGGCTGATTATAATCTTAGCCGTGATATGTATGAGGCGGATGCCATGTCAACGCTCAACATGGCTAAAGCAACAATGATTGATATTGAGGCCATGTATCAAGCTGTCTACCCACCTCAAGCATCATCTCCAGTTACACCACCTGCTGCATAATGCTTAGCCTTCTATAAACCCGCCTCGGCGGGTTTTTTTGTGCCTCAATTCCACCACCGGACAAACCATGACAGATAAATTAACTCTGGCCGTCAACCATGCGTTGAGTGATGTCAGGCTTGCCCGCGCGCGAGCGATGGCGCTCAACCCCGGCATGGGGCTTGATGCAAAACGCAGCTCGGCATGGTGTGAGTATGGCTTTAAAGAAAACCTTACCTTTGACGATCTCTACAAGCTCTATCGCCGCGGCGGCATTGCCAATGGCGCTGTGAATAAGCTCGTCACGAACTGCTGGAGAACCAACCCTGAAGTCATTGAGGGTGACATCTCTGATGAATCCCGCGAAGAGACGAAATGGGAGAAGGCCAGTAAGCAAGTTTTCACCCACCGATTCTGGCGAGCATTTGCGAAGGCCGACACACGGCGCCTGGTTGGCCGATGGGCTGGCATACTGCTTCACATCAAAGACAGCAAGAACTGGAATGAGCCTGTAATCAAAGGCAAGGCTCTGCAAAAGATAACGCCGGTATGGGCCAGCGCTTTGCAGGTGGGAAATCGTGACAGTAACGGCAACATTACTCACTGGCAGTACACAGAAACGCTCTCTGATGGCAGCACGGCGCGCCGCGATATCCATCCCGATCGCATCCTGATTATCGGCGATATGTCCGATGACGAAATCGGCTTTCTGGAACCCGGCTATAACGCATGCGTCAGCCTGGAGAAAGTTGAGGGCGGTTCGGGCGAGTCATTCCTGAAGAATGCCGCACGCCAGCAGAATATTAACTTCGATAAAGACATCGACTTTAACAATCTGGCCTCAATGTATGGCGTCACCGTTGATGAACTGCAGGAGCGCTATAACGAGGCCGCCCGGGAGATTAACCGCGGCAATGACGCGCTCCTGATCACGCAGGGGGCGCAGATTACATCGATGGTCTCTGCTGTATCAGACCCCTCGCCAACGTACAGCGTAAACCTTCAGACCTTCAGCTCATCGGTGGATATTCCTTCGCGGATTATCGTCGGCAATCAGTCCGGCGAGCGCGCCAGCACGGAAGACCAGATTTACTTCAACGCTCGCTGTCAGTCGCGGCGCGGCGACCTGTCTTTCGATATTGAGGATTTGGTCGACAAGCTTATCTACCTGCAGGCGCTGAAACCCATATCCAAGTTCAGCATCGTCTGGGATGAGCTAAACGAGCAGTCACCATCCGACAAGCTCGATAGCGCGGTGAAGATGAGTAGTATTAATCAGACTTCGCTCGCATCTGGTGAGGCGGTTTTCTCTGGTGATGAGATTCGTGTTGCCGCCGGTTACCAGCCGCTGGGTAACGACGTATTAGGCGAGGATGACGAAGAGGATGAAGAAACTTAAACCAGCAATCCTGCCCGGAAATAAGCAAGACCCGACAGGAACAGACCGGCTTGAGCGCAGGGCGATGAAGGATTTCGCAGTGCGAATGAAAAAGGTCGTCGGCGCCTACATTACCGCTCTTGAAAGATTCCCGGCAACACTCGCAGTAAACGCCAGCTACGAATATCAGCTCGATCCTCTGCTTCTCAATATGACACTCAACGACGCCAGCATGCTGGTTGATTCTGTCCTGCTTGAAGGGGACCAGAGTAACAACTGGTTCGCTGAAACCTACGTTGAGGCGGCGGTCGTGAGAGGAACGGCGCAGGCATTCGCCAACCTGTCCCAGCAGTCAGCGACATATCTGGCCGACAGGCAATCCCTTCAGGCGCTGTTGTTAAGCGATCCCTATCAACGCCGCATGGCGCTGGTAAACGCCCGCGTCTTTGAAGAAATGAAAGGGCTGGCCGCTGAGACCAAAAAGAACATGGCTCGCGTACTGACTGACGGGATTGGCCGGGGGTTAAACCCGAAGGAAGTAGCCAGGAACCTTCGCGCACAGGCTGGTATTGAAAAGCGGCGCGCAAACACGATTGCCCGTACAGAGCTGACCACTGCCTTACGCCGTGCCAGATGGGATGAGGCTGACGAGGCAAAGAAAGACCTCGGCCTGACTATCCGGCTGATGCATATCTCTGCGCTCAGCCCAACAACCCGTCAGTCGCATGCGTTTCGCCATTATCACCTCTATACGGTAGAGGAGGTCAGAACGTGGTATGCGACAGGGGCCAATGCCATCAACTGCAAATGCAGTCAGGTTGAGGTGCTGGTCGACGCTAAGGGGCAACCACTTAACCCCAAAGTGGTCGAAATGGCCCGCAAAGAGTTCCAGCAATGGAAAGGCATTGCTGCCAACAAATCACACCACTGCTGCGGCCATAAGCATGCCGCTTAATTGAGAGATATCCCAATGCCCATGCAGGTAAACGTCACCACAAAGGTGAACAGTCAGTCTATCCGGCGAGAGGTGCACAACGGACGCGATCACATCGTCATCCCGAGCTACACGCTGCCGGCCAACGTCGTTATGAATAACGAGCTTTATCCTGAATCAGAAATCGATGCCCACTATAAAGGGCTTGAGGGCACGCTGGCACCGCTCGGCCATCCGACTGTTAACGGCCAGTTCGTTTCCGCGTTCTCGCCGGAAGGCATTAACGTCGGCTATGCAGGCGCATGGAACCGCAACGTTAAGAAGTCAGGTAATCGCATCTACCTGGAGAAATGGGTGGACGTGCTGAAGGCCAATGAGAGCGAGAACGGACGCGAGCTGATTGCACGCGTTGAGGCCATTGAGCGTGGCGAAGACGTCCCGCCTATTCACACCAGCGTTGCGGTATTCCGCGATCAGCTTCCTGCTTCCGATGAGCAAAAGGCGATGGGTGCCAACCATGTAGTGAAGATTCACGCAATGGATCATGACGCCATCCTGCTGCATGAGGTTGGCGCAGCGACGCCGGAGCAGGGCGTTGGCCTGATGGTTAACGCTGACCTTGCTCGGCCACTCAGAACAAACTCGGGCGCGCTTATTGGCGAAAGCTACCGCGAGCGCGAGCGCCGCATTGAGAAGGCGGCACGTGACCGTTTTGCGAGTGGACAGGATGAGTATTGCTGGGTTGCAGATTTCACCGATTCGCAGGCCGTCATCATCCGAAACGGCGGCGATGCCCAAATCTACGGATACACCTCTGAAGGCGGGAAGATCACATTCGACGACGCCGGAACACCGGTCGTTCGCTCTGAATCGTGGGTGTCCCTCATTGGCAACAAATTCAAGGCACTTTTCAATACGCAGGAAACCCCTGCAACCAACCACCAAACGGAGGGCGACATGCCTTTAACCACTGAAGAGAAACAAGAGCTGATTACGGAAATCGGTAAAGGTCTGGCCGCTAACTTCGCTGAAGCGCTCAAGCCGGTCACCGAGCAAATTAACCAGCTGCAGGCGAACCACAAAGAGCTGTCCGACTCGCTGACCGCGAACTCACGCGCCGAAGAGCAGACCATGCGTGAAGCAGTGAAAGCTGTTCATGGCGAGCTGATCGCAAATGCCCTGTCTGGCGATGCCCTGAAAGAAATGTTCAGCAAGCTCGGCGTGGCGGCTCCTATCGGTGCTAACTCCGCGAGCAATCCGGCAGAAACAGGCGCCCCTGATTTTAAAACCTACTTCGGAGGTGCTGCGTAATGGCACGTTATCGTCGAGTAAATATTGACGGTCAGTCACTGTACAAGACCGAAACCCGCGCTACCGCAGCTGCGTTGCTGCCCGGTACCGCTGCTGTGATCAACGGCGACAATGAGTTCGCTCAGGCCGCCACGTTTAAGGGCCGACTCTACGTTGTCGACGTCGCCTACCATCAGGGGCTGAATATCGACGAGGCAATCCCCGCCGGTGACTCTGCAGTGGGTAATTACGTGGAGGAAGGTCGCGAGCTGGCCGTGCGCTGCGTGCCTGGCGCATACAAAAAAGATTCACCGATCACTCTCGGCGCAAATGGTCAGTTCAAAATCGCTGCGGCAGACACTGACTCAGTGATCGGCTACAGCCAGGACGAAGCAACCATCGCTGCGAGCACCACAGACCTCATCCGCGTGCGTATGCGCGCTGGCACCGTTGCCGCAGCCGCTGGCGCGTAATCAGGAGAATTAAGAATGTATTTTACCGCTGAAACTTTGGCTGCAAACAGCCGACTGCGCGTGCAATGGGATTCGTTATGGGCTCAGCGCAACATGTTTAATCGCTCACATGATCTGATGGTAAACGCCTATCGTGGCGTGATGGATGCTGAAACCATTGCAGCCAACGCTGTTGGCGGCTTTACCCGTGATTTCTGGGCTGAGCTGGATCGCCAGGTCATTCAGATGCGCGATCAGGAAATCGGCATGGAAATCATCAATGACCTGATGGGCGTCCAGACCGTCCTGCCAATCGGCAAAACCGCCAAGCTGTATAACGTGGCCGGAGATATCGCCGATGACGTATCAATCAGCATCGATGGTCAGGCGCCTTATTCCTTTGACCATTCCGATTACGATAACGATGGCGACCCGGTTCCTGTCTTTACTGCGGGCTACGGCGTCAACTGGCGTCATGCTGCCGGGCTGAGTTCCGTGGGTATCGATCTGGCTCTGGACTCTCAGGCCGCCAAGATGCGCAAATTCCATAAAAAGCGCGTCAACTACTACCTCAACGGCAGCGACAGCATTTCCGTAAATGGCTACAAAGGCCAGGGCATCCGTAATCATCGCAACACCGCCAAAATCAACCTTGGCAGCGGCGCGGGCGGTGCCAGCATCGATCTGACCACCGCAACTCCGGCTCAGTTGCTGGCATTCTTCGGGCCGACCGGCGCATTTGGCGTAACGGCTCGCCGCAACAAAGTCACCGTTTATGACAAGCTGTGGGTGAGCGCTGAGATTTACGCCAACATGGCTAAGCCTTACCTGATTGACGTCAATGGCGGCACCAATGCCATGGTGAGCGGTACCGTGCTGGATGCAGTTTCCCGGTTTATTCCTGCCAAAGAAATTCTTCCTACCTATGCGCTTACCGGCAATGAGTTCTTCGGTTATCAGCGTCGTCAGGACGTAATTTCTCCGCTGGTCGGCATGGCGGTTGGGGTTGTTCCTCTGCCTCGCCCAATGCCGCAGAGCAATTACAACTTCCAGATCATGTCTGCTGAAGGCCTGCAGATTAAGAAAGATGGCGAAGGCCTGTCTGGTGTCATCTACGGTGCCAACCTGGCATAAGGAAAAAGGCATGACTGATAAATACGAAGTAATTCGCCCGTGGCATGGCGTTGCAAAGGGTGACGTGGTTGAGCTGGAAAAGCTGCACCCTTCACTGAAATCGCACGTTCGCAAGCTGTCAGATAAGGCTACCGCTCAGCTGGCTCCGGCCACGCCGAACGCGACCTCGGATAAGCAGGCGCGCAAAGAGGCCATCACGAAACGCCTGGATGAACTCGCCATTGAGTACAAAGGCAATCTTGGTGCGGATAAGCTGGCAGAACTGCTGCCGCAAGGCGAGCTGGAAAAGCTCTTTCCTGCTGAATAACAGCCGCCGGAATGGCGGTTTTTTTATGCCCTGTTCCGGCAGGGCTGAGAGGTATTCATGGTCACTCAGGAGCAGGCAAAAGAGTATCTGGTGAGCCAGGGTATTTCGCTGCCAGACTTCATTCTTTCGGCGCTGGTCGAGCAGGCAGGCAGCATTCAGGTGTGTCTGGATGCTAATTACCCGTCAGCTACTGCACTTTTGATTCAGATGTACCTACTAGGACTGATGGGGCTGGCACAGGGCGATCGTTATATCAGCTCTCAGTCAGCTCCGTCTGGTGCGTCGAGGTCATTCCGCTATCAGTCGTTTGCCGATCGCTGGTCTGGTTCTTTATCCCTGCTTCGCGGGCTGGATAAGTACGGATGTGCAACAGCGCTTATCCCTCCCAATCCGGGCCAGAAAGCATTTGCAGGAATATGGATTGCTAAGGGCGGATGCATGTGTGGGGATAAGTAATGGACTGGCATGCTGCACAGCAGCTACCCAAACCATTCGAGCGGGTATGGATTAAAACATCTAATGGCCGGGAAACGACGGGGTATGTGAACAGCAGCGGCGAGTGGGTAATTAACTGCCCGCGCATAGCCGCGCAGAAGCCTGCCGTGACGAGCTGGAGGAAATAGCATGTCATCACTGGCCAGCTGGTCATACACCGCACAGGCGACGATCTGGAAGCGCTCAGGCGCAACCAATGATTATGGTGACCCGTCATTCGATCCGCCGCTTGTGATTGCCTGTGATTATCAGGGCGGGCTGTCAAAGCGGCTCGGGGATATCGGTGGCGAGAAGGTGGTTAAAAATACCGTCTGGACCGAATACTCCCTGGCTGACACGGGCGACTATCTGCTCATCGGCGTATCAACCAATCCTGACCCAATCGCAGCCGGTGCTGACGAGGTAATGCAGGCCATTCGCTATGCAGACACCTTTGAGCGCCTGACTGACGATTACGCCATTCTTACCGGAGCCTGAGCATGGGTGTAAAAGTGAAGGGGGTTAAACAGGTAGCCAGAAAAGTTAACCGGGCCATCGATAACATTCAGGATCGGAAGGTTGTCAGGGCATTAACCAGCGCCATGATTATCGGCGGGTCTCAGGCGGCAATCTACACGCCAATCGATACTTCCTACCTGATAAACAGTCAGTTCCGCGAGATTGTGGTTAACGGTACCAGAATAACCGGCAGGGTTGGCTACACGGCCAGTTACGCGGCGTACGTGCATGACCCTTCTATCCCGCAGAACTTCCGGCGCTCAACTGCTCAGAAAGAGTTTCTCACCAAAGGCTTTGAAGATGAGCGAGAGCTTATCGACAGAACCATCGCAAGGGAGATGTCACTTTGAATCCTCCAATGCATACGCGCGTGCTTAATTACTTTTCTGATGCTGGCCTTATAGGTAGCTTCACTCCGCAGTTGCTTATCTGGAACGACACCGGTAATGCAGCAGACAGCTTTATGGTATTCCGGCCCAACGGCGGCTCTGCTGTACGGAATGGCCTCGGGTCGGAGTATTACGTGATGGTTGACGTGATCGGCTCCAAAGGCAGCAACGGAGCTACTGATAGCGCAGTTCAGGTCATCATCGATCACGTTCAGGAAAACCCTATGGCGGACGAGTGCGTCGGCTATCTCCAGAATCTCGGCGGCATACCCGCACCTGTCCCAACCTCCGAGGGCCGCCTGGTCTATCGGCTTCAGTTTGTCGCCACATACGGCGCTTAGTTAAACGTCAAAGAGGAATTAAAACATGGCTAATTGCCAGAACAGCAACGAACGTTTGTTCGGTGGCGCCGTTGTGCTTGAAGTGGCCGATGGCTGCCCGGATCAGGTACCGCAGGAATCAGAGTGGAAAGCGCTCGCCGCCGGCACATCAAAGGGTTTCGACTTCAGCCCGAATACGGTAACCAGCGATGCGGATGATGGCGGCGGCTATGTCGAAAGCATCATCACCAACTCCGATTTCACCATCAGCTTTGAAGGTGAAGTACGTAAAAAAGACAAGCTGGACCAGTATGGTATTGGCCGGTTCATTCAGTATTTTGCAACGGAACTGAAAGCGCGCCGTCAGCCGGGTATCTGGGTTCGCATGGAATACGGCCCGGTAACCTTTCAGGGTTATATGGTAGTGACCGCGCTGAGTTCTGACGGCGGCACTAACGACATCGTATCGCTGTCCACTGAGTTCAAAGTAGGCGATGCCAGCACGATTCAGGTAACCGACTCTGATGAAGTTGTCCCGGCTACTGGCGTCACAGTGACGCCAGCAACCACGTCCATCGTTGTTGGTGCGAATCGCCAGCTCACCGGCACAGTTAACCCGGCTGATGCTACTGACAAGTCAGGCACCTGGACAACGTCTGACGCGACGAAGGCGACGGTTAACAATGTTGGCCTGGTAACCGGCGTTGCCGCTGGCTCTGCGACGATCACTTTCACATCGCGAGATGGCGTCTTTACCGGCACCACCGCGGTGACCGTCACCACGTCTTAATTGCCATTTCAGGGGCTTCCTTGTGGTGGCCCCGAAAATGACATTTAACGGATGATGCAATGACACCTCTGAAGGAAATAGGCGAGTGCCTCATTAGCGACGGAGAAAATGATTATTTCTTTCGCCCATCGTTCATGAACATGGCGAGCATAGGCTCACCAGAAGACATCGTGACGACTTTTCACGAGCTGCATAATGATGAGTTGAAGCAGTTAGTGGACCGCGCGACCGAGGCATACAGCTCTGTTCCTGACTGGCTGAAAAAGTATGTAGCAAGGCCGCAATTTTCTAAACCGACCATCTATGCAGCAATGCGCGTGCTGGCTGCCTGCTGTGACAATGACATAACACCCCTGACGGGTGAGCTGATCCCCGGCAAGTCAGGGAGGTGGGCTTTCGTTTATCGGTCCGGAAAGATGAATCATGCCGATATGGTGCTGATCGCCCGATCACTTATCGTGCATGGCATCATTGGCAAAGCCAAGGTAAGGCAACTACAGCGCAATGCAGGCGGGCAAGCATCAACCGAATTTAATGCGTTTGAGTACATCAATGCCGCGCGTAATCATTTTGGCATCAGCAGGAAGGAGGCGGAGCAGTTAACAATGACTGAGTTTCAGATGCTCCTGTCTGCCAAGTATCCTGACCAGAAGGGCCTCACACGTGAAGAATATGACAGCGTTCAGGATGACTTCCTTGAGCGGCAAGCAAGAAGGCAGGCTAAATCAAATCAATCTTCTCAACCTATAAGTTGAAAAGGGCTAAAAAAACGACTCTAACTTACAAATAGACATAAATAACTTTAGTTAGTATGCCAATACTGAAATCAAAGGGAGTGATTATGAAAAAGTTATTGGCTATAGCCCTCGGAGCAATGATTTTATCGGGATGCACCGTGCGTGTTGCTGACATGACTGTCGGTAGTACGAAAAATTATAACCTGAATGCTGCTAAGTTTGAGAAAGGCGCCCGCGTAATTGGTGAAGACAAAGCTCCAATCGTGATTTTTCCACTTGGCATCCCTAGCGTCAAAACCGCAATGGATCGTGCAATTGAGAAGGATAAGTGTGCTGTAGGGCTTAGCGACGTAGTGATTTATCAGCTAAATCATGCCTTCCTTTTCGGAACCTATGGTTATCGAGTAGAGGGCACGCAAATTATCGATAAATCCCAGATGGGTTGTGAAGGCAAGTAACCCAAAGCTACCTGTGGATGGGCTTTTATTTTGCATTGTCTTGCGTCCGTACCATGATAGGGTTTATCTCATCAATTACAGGTAGGTATAGGGATATGAGAGCTTTTATCTTTTTAGGTTTGCTTGCCATGGCGAATGTTGCCGCCGCCGCGAATATGGATGTGCAGAGCTTTGAGCGAGTCAATTACGCTATCTGTAAAGACAGCTCAAACACCAAGCAGTGCAGTAATATGGTGTACAACTTGATGTTTCAGGTGAAGTCCAATACGGAAATAAAGATGATCTGTGATCAGCTTGATGAGAAGGGTGGTGATTCATCATCCAAGCCAGCATGCGCGGCCGCAAGAAACGTCGACAGCTACATTACAAACAAAAAAGACGCCTCAAACTAAAAACTATCAAAACAAAGAACCTCGCTCCGGCGGGGTTTTTTTTCGCCCGGAGAACAGTAATGGCAGGTTCAGTTAACGCAGGCAGTATCATTTATGAAGTTGATATGGACACTGCCAGATTGCTGGCTGCGCGCCGGGAGGTTGATGCAGCATTAAATGGCATGGGTGGCAGCATGGGCAGGCTGGAGGCCAGTGTTAACCGTACCGAAAGATCTGTAGCGTCTGCGTCACAGGCGTTGTCAGGATTGAGTGCCGTTGCTAAAGGCGTGATCGCAGCACTGTCCATACAGCAGGTCGCTCAGTATGGAAACGAGTGGGTTACAGTAAATAACAAGCTGGCAAACTCCGTAAGAGCCAATGAAGACCTTGCCCAGGTAACTCAGCGTGTATTCGACATCTCGCAGAATACGATGAGCAGCTTGTCGGCAACGGCGACTCTTTATGGACGCCTTGAAAGGGCAACCAGAAGCGCCGGCACCAGCACAGAAGATCTGGTGAAGCTAACCTCGACCATCAATAAAGGCCTGGCGGTCTCTGGTGCTACCACTGAAGAGGCCAGCTCAACGATGACGCAGTTATCACAGGCGTTGGCGTCAGGGGTTCTGCGCGGAGAGGAATTTAACTCTATCTCAGAAAACGGAAGCCGCTTAGCTGTTGGCCTGGCGGACTCTTTGGGTGTCACTATCGGTCAACTTAGGGCGATGGCAGCCGAGGGTAAGTTGACTACAGAAGTGGTGGTCAACGGGCTGCTAAAGCAAAGCGATGCCATTGCAAAAGAATTTGCCAATACCGCCATGACCATGGGGCAGGCGCTAACCATCGCCACTAATAACATTACGAAGTTTGTCGGTGAAAGCTCCACTGTCAGTACATCCATAAAGGCCTTCAACACTGGCGTTATCTCGGCATCAGAAAATCTAGAAACCATAAGTTCAGTTCTCATAGCGCTGGCTACAGTCATGGGTGGAAGATATGCGGCGGCTCTGTCATTGGCTACCGCAGACAAGATTAAGCTCACAGCTGCCAGCATAGCTGAGGCGAAGGCATCTGAAGTTTCAGCGAAAGACGCTGAACTGGAAGCTGCGGCAAAATTGCGACTGGCTGAGGTAGAAAAGACGGCGACTATTCAGGCGCTCAATTTGGCTGAAGGTCGCCTGGCAACAATGCGAGCCACCCAAGGTTCAGTTGCAGTAGAAGTGCAGTTGGCTGAAGCAGAGATGGCTTCTATCCGGACAACAATCTCTCAGATTGAAGCTGAGAAGACTCTCGAAGCACAGCGCCTGAAGGCTCAAATAACCGATCAGGGGCGCGTTGCAACAGCTACCCGAATGGCCCAGCTCCAGCAGGCTTCATCATTTTTAAATCAAAGGCTTGCTGCAGCAGAAATCGCGGCATCGCAGGCAAGAGCTGCCGCCATCTCTACAGCAGAGGCTCAGGTTAGTGCTGCCCGCCTAGCAACAGCTGATGCAACAGGAGTTGCTACCGCGGCAAATGGTGCGTACCGGGCCTCGCAAGAAGCCACCGTTCTGGCAACCAGGGCAGCATCAACATCGCTTGGCCTTCTCAGAAGTGCCATGAGCCTCATAGGTGGGCCGGTTGGTGTGGCTGTTATAGCTGGGGCGGCAATTTATTATTTCTGGCAACAAGCACAGCAGGCCAAAAAGGAAGCCATATCTTTTGCGGATGGTGTCGACAAGCTCAACGCTTCTATGAAGTCCATGAGCAATACGTCATTGAGAGGGACTATCGCGGATGCTAATACTGCGATTCGTGGTCAGCAGGATGCCGTGTCTGATTTGAGGCAAGAGATAACTTCCCTGACCGCAGAGCGGGATAAAGCGGCGGCATCAGGTCAAAGGTATGGGACAACCATTGAGCAGGGTAATGGTCTACTAAAACGCGCATCCCAGCTAACCGATCAAATAAGCCAGAAGCAGCGGGACCTTGAAAGCATCGAAAGTAAGCTTTCAAACACCACCAAGCTTCGTGATGACGCACAGGTGACGCTAAGCAACAATATGCTTACTGCCATGGGTATCCATGACAACCTTATCCAGAAGGGGACAACACTTGAGCGTGTTCAGGGTGCAGTTGCAAAAGCTTTTGGGACTACTGCGGATGAAATAAATCGTGCCAATCAGGCCGGACAAAACTTCAATCCAAAAGCTCTACAGGTTTCCCCTTCAACCAAGGAAGGTGACACGCTTATTTCAAACCTTTCAGAGCAAAATGAGCTATTGAAAATTAACGATGAGCGACTAAGGGCGGTAACGAAGGCAGGATTGGAGGCAGAAAAGGCAACCAGCAACCCAAATCAGATTGCAGACGCTAAACGCCTGGCCGGTGAAAACTTTGACCTGCAGAAAGCAGAAGAGGCAAGAAAGAAAGCCGCCTCTGATGCTGCATCTCAGGCTAAGAAGTCGGCCAACGCGAGTGAGTCTGTAGCTCAGAAGCTGGCTAAGTTAAAAGAACAATCTGAGCTTGCCGCCGAGTCAACGCAGGAGCTGACGCGCGAGAAGGCCATCCTCAACGCTCAGCAGTCGCTTGGCAAGGGCGCGACCGATAACGATATCCGGCAGGCTGGCGAGTACGCTGCTAAAACCTTCGACAGCGCCAAGGCAGTTCGCGATCTGGCTCAGGCTGAGCAGGGCCGTAAGTTTGCCACGCAGGAAATAGCAGCGGCCAATGTAATGCCTGATGCAGTAACCGGCGCCGTCGTTGACCCGACTGCGCAGATTGACCTACAGGAGCAACAGAAGCTGGCAGCACTTGCCAAGTATCAGGCCATCGATACCGAGAACACGCAGATTTACGAGGATGCCAAAACCGCAATTCAGCGGCAGGCTTCCAATGCACGGCAGCAAATCATTCAGGATGAAGCTGACATGCAGTCTGCGGCCATATCCTCAATTATCGGGTCTGTGGCTCAGGGCTTTGACGGGCTGGCTAATCTTGCGGCCGGTGCAGCAGGCAGAAGCAGTGGCGCTTATCAGGCCATGTTCGCGCTCAGCAAAGGGTTTGCTGTAGCTCAGTCAGCCCTCAACCTGCAGCTGGCAATCTCACAGGCTATGGCCGACCCAACGGCGCTTACTCCAGCTCAGAAGCTTGCCAACTACGCGTCAATTGCGAGTGCCGGTGCCGGAGTTCTGTCGACAATAGGCAGTATTTCCTACGGCGGCGGCCGCGAGCATGGTGGCCCGGTTAACGGCAATTCGATGTATCGGGTAGGTGAAGGTGGCAAGCCTGAAATTTACAAGGCCAGTAACGGCAACCATTACATGATCCCGGGCGATAATGGTCGAGTAATTAGCAACAGCGATATCGGTGGCAGCAGCTCTGGCAGCATGCCGGTAATAAATCAGGTCAATAACTTCACCTTCAACAATGCGAGCGGCGATCAGCAGCAGATGGTCACCACTATTGCGAAAATTGCTTATGAGCAATCTCTCCGTGCCATGAAAGATCAGCAGCGCCCCGGCGGCATGCTTCGCAAATAACAGGATTAACCCATGCCAGAAACTTTTATCTGGAGTCCTCAAAAGGGCTTCACGGCTGATCGCACGCCAAATGTGGCAGTAGTGAAGCTTGGAGATGGTTACGAACAACGACAGACCAAAGGCATTAACCCGCTCATGGACAAATACTCACTGGAGTTTGTAGGGGTGGACGATGCGAAGTGTTCGCGTCCAAATGTGGCAAAACAGGCAAATGCTTTTCTCAGGGCGCGCATGGCAGTGGAGTCCTTTTACTGGACGCCATCGGATACCGGAACGCAGGCGTTGTTCATATGCAGATCATGGTTGCTCGTGAAAACCGGAGGCCACTACAAGCTTTCCGCTGACTTTGAGCAGGTACCACGATGAGAGACATTCCGGCAGAGCTGATTATCGAAAGTGTTGATGCTGGCGTTGGCGCAATGCTTGACCTGTTTGAGGTTGATTTGCAGGCGTTCGGTGGGGATGTGATTCGTTTCCACTCAGGGACAAACGGCTATTACGGCGATGTTGTGTGGCAGGGAAGAAAGTATTCAGCGTATCCGATCGCGGTGGAAGGGTTTGAAACCAAATCTGAAGGGACGTATTCGCGCCCCACGATGAAGGTGGCAAACATATCCGGCCTGATTACAGGCATCAACCATGACTTTGATGATGCGCTTGGTGCTGTGGTAACTCGCCGTCAGGTTCTGGTTAAGCATCTGGATGCGGTCAACTTCCCCAATGGCAATGCGAATGCAGACAGCACTATGGAGGCCGTTTCAAGGTACGTCATTGAGGAGATGACGGAAGAGACCTTTGAGACCGTTACCTACAGCCTCGCCACTCCCGTGGACTGCGACAATGCGATCATCCCGGCTCGCACGATACTGGCAGACGTTTGCCAGTGGGTTTACAGGGGAGATGGGTGTGGTTATAGCGGCCCACCGGTAGCTGACGAGAAAGATAATCCGACTTCCGATATGTCCAAAGATAAGTGCTCCAAGCATCTGACAGGGTGCAGGTTGCGCTTTCCAAAACCAAGCGCGCTACCATTCGGTGGCTATCCCGGCGCGGCCAAGGTTTCGTGATGATTGAACAAGAATGCCTTTTGTATGCTGCAGCGTCAGCTGATGAGGTATGCGGCCTTATTATTGATGGCGCCAGGCTGATTCGTTGTGAGAACGCTCACCCTGAACCAGACAGGAATTTCAGGATAAGCGATACAGACTGGATGAATGCAGAAGCGGCGGGAGAAATCACCGCCGTTTTTCATTCTCACCCTCAGTCAAAGTTGGTTCTTTCAGGTGCTGACCGCCAGTCGCAGATTTCCACGGATGTTGAATGGTGGCTTGCCAGCGCCGGAGAGCTGAGGAAGTTCAGACCGGTACTGCATCTTCTTGGACGCTCGTTTGAGCACGGCGTAATGGACTGCTACACGCTTTTTCGGGATGCCTACCACCTGTGCGGAATCGACCTGCCAGACTTTGAGCGCTCAACGGGTTGGTGGGTCAGAGGGGAAAACCTCTACATCAAAAACATGGCTGCCAATGGCTTTAGTGAGGTTGATGCGCAAGCCATCCAGCCCGGTGACGTCATCATCCGACGGGCGTTTGCAGAGTCCGATCCTTGCCACGCAATGATCTGGCTTGGTGATAACACAGTGCTCCATCACGAGCAGGCCGGGCGCCTGAGTCGTCGCGAGCCATATCGACAAGCCTACGTAAAACTTACCCATTCAATCTGGAGGCATGAACAATGCTCATCTTTAGATTTGCGGGGAATCTTCGACGACATTTCCGCCAGATCACTTTAAACGTTGACACCCCTTCGCAGGGATTGAGGCTACTACTGGCGCAGTGCCCTGCATTTAAGCGTGACTTCTATAAAACCCGCCTGCGCCTCCGCGTAGATCGTTCAGATGTGGCAAGCGATGAGCTTGAGTTTCATATGAACCGTCATCTTAAGGATGGCTCAACTGTCCTGTTTGCACCTGTTGTTGAGGGTGCAATAACCGCTGCAGCTGCGGCGTGGATCATGGTCGCAGTGACGGTGGCTTCGGTCGCTTACTCGCTTTACATGACGTCCCAGATGAAAACCAAAACATCCGCGGAGGATGCCTCAAACAATTCGCTTACCAATAACTCCTTTACCAGCGCCGAAAACCGCATTGGGCAGGGTCGGCCGGTACCTCTTTTGCTTGGCGAAATGGTTGTTGGATCAAACGTTATTTCTCTCGGTATCGACACATCCAACAATCAGGATTGGTCCATTTCAATTAGTTAAGGTGAAAGCATGAGCTCAGGTGGCGGTGGCGGAAGCACTCCAAAGTTGGTCGATGACAATCTAAAATCAAAGCAATTCTTAAAAGTCCTCGACTTAATCAGCGAGGGTCCAATTTATGGCCCCGTTGACCAGAATCACCTTTCTTCATTCATGCTCAATAAAACCCCTGTCACTGATGCTGCAGGCAACGTGACAATCAATGGTGTGAGTATTGCCTGGCGCCCTGGCTCAGCATCTCAATCTCCCATATCTGGATTCAATGCCATTGAGGCAACCACCGTTGTAAATGCTGACGTCACTCAGAGTACGCCACTGGTTCGCACGGTAACCGATAGTGATGTGACGCGGGTGCGCATGAATATTGGTGTTTCAGGTCTTTTGAGCCAGGACACGAAAGGGTCACAACACGAAACTGCTGTCACCATGGTCATTGAAACTCGCGCAGCGGGCGCAGGTTCATGGGATATCCGGAAAACCGTAACCATCTCCGGTAAAATCTCAGGTGAATACCTTGAAGCTCACCTTATCGACGCGCCTGCAACAAAGCCGTTTGATATCAGGTTTCGCCGGATTACTGAAGACAGCACCAGCGATTTGCTAACGAATGGCACTCTATGGAACAGCTTCACCGAAATCACCGACGATAACCTTTCATATCCGTATGCGGCTATTGCCGGTGCCGTCATTGACCGTGACCAATACACAGACACGCCAACGCGTACTTATTTTCTGCGCGGGCTAATAGTTGACGTTCCGGACAACTATGACCCCATAAAAAGAACTTATTCAGGTATCTGGCAGGGTGGATTTAAATCGGCCTGGACAAACAATCCGGCATGGCTTTTCAGGGCATTAATCAAGAACACTCGTTTTGGTCTGGCAAAGCGTGCCGGATACATTGATGTGGACGATGGCAGCCTGTACGTGCTTTCACAATTCTGCGATCAGCTGGTTGATGATGGCTATGGCGGAAGAGAGCCAAGATTTACCCTGAACGCCTACGTTACCGAACAAAAGAGTGCGCGAGACCTCCTTGACGATATAGCTGGCATGTTCCGTGGGATCGCTCTGTGGGATGGTATGCGCTTCTCAATCATGCTTGATAGTCCACAGGACCCCATTACTGCAGTGACCAATGCCAGCGTCGTAGATGGCCTGTTCACATACAGTTCGATGAAAAGGTCCGAGAGATTCAATGCAGTTGTCGTTTCGTGGACCGATCCGAATAACGGATGGGAGCAGGTTAAGGAGTATGTTTCCGACGATCAGATGATTGCTGATCAGGGTTACAACGAAACAACGATAGAGGCATTTGGATGCACCTCACGAGGACAGGCGTTCCGCACGGGTAAGTGGTTACTTGAAACAGCAAAGAGGGAGACCAAGAAGGTTAGTTTTAAAATGGCGCGTGATGCTATCGGATTTATGCCGGGAGATATTATTGAGGTCATGGATAACCAGTACGCGGCAGCACGATTAGGTGGCCGGGTCATCTCTCACAGTGGCGCTGCTGTGACAGTTGATGCAAACGTAGCTGACATTGTAGGTGCGGACGACATAATGTCGCTCATGGGCTCGAACGGTAAGTTTATTAAGCATGAAATTCGCTTTGTCAGCGGACGTGTTATCACGCTTAAATCTGCACCTGCATGGGTAAAGGATGGGACGATATTTGTCATTTCTACTGGTGAAGTTTCCACTCGCCTGTTCAGGGTGATGGGGGTTACCGAAGATGATAACAACTCCGTTTACAGCATATCCGCAGCGCAGTACGACCCAAACAAGCAGGCTATCGTTGATGAGGGTGCTGTTTTTGAAATCCCCAACGACACTCTGAACGGGTATCGCGTACCCAATATTGAAAATCTCCGCATCGTTAACGTCAACAGCGAAACCATTCAGGTCACCGCCACTTGGGAGACGGCCACCCTTACAAAAAGCATTGTTTTTGAGCTCTATGTTTATACACAGGACGGCAAGGTTGTCGCTCAGTACGAAACCGATCAGTACCGATATGATTTCTACGGCCTGAATGCAGGCAATTATTACTTGGGCGTGCGTGGTCGTAATGAGAATGGGATGAAAGGTGCTGAAACGCAGGTTAGCCTGGTCATAGGCGCGCCTTCCGCCCCTTCTTTCGTTCAGTGGACTCCGGGCATATTCTCTGCTGACATCGTTCCTGTCATGAGCGTCAGCGCGACAATAGACACCACTTTCGAGTTCTGGTTTACCGGTGAAGTTAAAGCAACCAGCCTGGCATCTGTGGAGGATGAGGCGCAATTTCTCGGCCGCTCATCACAGTGGACGTTGCACGATCTGAAGGCTGACCATACCTACTACATGTACGTTAGAACCAAGAATGCATTTGGTGTGTCGCCCTTCGTGGAAGTTTCCGGCCAGGCGTCTGCTGATATACCAGGAATGTTTGATTATATCGATGAAGCTATTAGGAAATCTGGTGCTTTTGACAGGCTTAGTAGTCAGATAGATACAAACATTGAGGGCATGCTTCAGAACGCCCTGGATAATGATTCCAGCGTCAGCCATCAGTTTCGTCAGTTTGGCGAGGTGAGGGCGGATATAATCACGGTTCGCACAACCATTGCCGATGTTAATAAGGCAATGGCTGAGCAAAATACTTTGGTACAGGCTCAAATAGGCGGTCTGACGTCGTCAGTCAATGAGAAGCTAACAGCGACTGTTAATTCCGATGGAAGCGCCAGTGCATTTTACGATGTTGGCCTGCAAATAAAGCGTGACGGCCAATATTATAAAGCCGGCATGGCAATGGGGATCGAGCCCGCAGCAGGGGGGTATAAGTCAACCATTGCATTTAGTGCCGATCAGTTCGGTATTTATTCAGGGAACAACCCGGGAAGTTATCAGCTAGCTTTTGCAACGCTTAACGGTCAGGTTTTTATAAATGATGCATTTATTAATTACGCTGCAATTACGCTGGCGAAAGTTGGCTCATGGTACTCATCTAACTATGTCCCAAACCAGACGGGAACAATCATGCGGCCTGATGGATCATTTGAACTAAATGGCTCTGTCCCCGGCCAGGGGCGGTTCATTGTCGATAACCGTGGCGCCGCCTGGTATAACGCAAGTAACCAACTGGTTTGTTCAATGGGGATGCAAAGATAATGGCCGGATTTCAGGCATTTATTAACGGAACCTCTTTTGATGCGGTAAACGCCATGTCCTACAATTTTATTGCGGACGTGGCGACCGTATCAGGTTCAGGAAGCAAAACCTACAACCTACCCGGATTCACGCTTTCTGCTGCATTGCTTGGAGGAAGGGAGTCCTATGGTTCTGGCCCGATAACCTATACAACTTCTGTTTCCGGTCAGGTGGTGTCATGGAACGGGGTTGATACTGCTTCAAAGCTTATTGTCACGGCCACGGCCAACACTACTTTGAATTATGCGGGATTCGTATACAACGACTACACGGCTAACCCACCAACATTTAAGCTAGCCCCTAACTTTACCCCGTTCAATCTTGTGCAGGTGATCGATCTTACCCCAGCGTTTGACCAGATAGTGCAAACCAATGTCCCGGCAGGGCTATCTATGATCGCCTTTCACCGTGGACTGACCGGGGCAGGGTTCAACCATGTATGGTGGAAAGAGATTAATCAGAACGGTTACTGGGCTTTAAAGTTCCGATCTAACTTTGGTTCAGCAATGACGGCCACCAGGATATATGTTTTCTCCAAAATGATGGTCAATGTGCCTCCCGGCGGGTTCTTTATGTATAACAATGGTCAGATGGTATGGCACAGCAACTGCCTTCCATTGCAGATGCAAGTCGGATCAATTATGAACTCATCAGTTCCGGTTGCTTCAACTAGCGGTATTTCCGTTGTTACAAGCATACCGTTTGATCCGCAATTCCCCGGCGCGGGACAGACCAGATATAACTGCTATAGCGGAGGGGTTAATGCATCTGGCTCATTTGAAGCCAGTGGCGGAGATTTATATGCGGTTGCCAATTACAGCATTCCTACACCAAGTACACCACCACCATATTCGTGCAGCCCTCAAGGAACCATATATACAAATGCATATGATTCTTATTACAGGCAGGCTTTAGGTGTGTAGTCCTATTGAGTTATACCGAGCTTATCGCATGATTTCGTATTCGTGAAGTTACCTTTCGCAGTCCACTGATACGCGAATGGCCCGCCAGAAAGATACTCAACGGTTTTAACATCCTTTCTTATTGAAAAAACCGGAATGTCATATGCCGTATGGCTGATGACCGCCTTGTTATAGCAAATTGGCGGCGTATTCGTCACGCAAGATACGGATGAAAATACGCCAATAAAGATTGCTAAGTTGCGAATGATTTTCATTGCTAATCCATTAGTTATGTTAATGGGAATAATCCTAATACAACCTTCGGTGCATTGCATCGGATTTCCATTTGCCGGAGAAAAATATGCCAGCAGGCACTATTGCTTTAACCAATAACTCAGCCGCAGTAACAGGTACAGGAACCAGCTTTACCAGCGAGCTGAAAGCTAATGATTTTGTTGTTGTAGTGGTTGGAGGCGTGACTTACACGCTGGGGGTAAAGTCTGTTGAGTCAGCGACTGCGCTTACCCTGATCACTGCTTACGGCGGCGCAACAGTATCGGGCCTGTCATGGACGCCCGTTCCCAATGCAACGCTGGTTGGTATTACAGCTCAGGTTGCTGCGGATGTAGCAAAAGCGATTCGCGGGCTTAATCTGGACAAGGCCAACTGGCAGCAGATATTCAGCGGAGCAGGGAATGTGACGGTCACACTTCCTGACGGCACTTCGTGGAACGGCCCAGGCTGGTCTTATATGGCTTCACAATATGATAATAAAGCCGACAAGACTTCCCTGGATGCTTATGCAAAAAAAGGGGCCAACAGCGATATCACCAGCTTAAGTGGGCTTACCTCAGCATTGCCTATGTCTATGGGGGGGACGGGCGCTAAAACCAGGGAAAGCGCTAAAGCAGCTATAGAGGTTGGATTTATTCGTGACACTCAAAACTGGGGGAATGTTGAAACACTGATTAATAACATTATCCCAGGAGGCGGTGTCGCTTCAATGCGTGATAATGCAGGTAATAATACTATTTATCAGTATTCGACCTCTGTTATTGCTCGCGTATCTGATACGTATTCAGTCATTGATGTTAACCACACTAACGGAAATGTGCTTGTCGCGGCATGGGCCAGTGGAAGCATGCCAAAAGGAAATGCGCTGTGGGGGTCGTCTAATACCACGACCGATGCTAACGGATTTATCAAGCGAGCGTCGCCAGTAATCCGTGTCTTCAACGGAGAAGTTCTTCCTGCCGACTACCTGATGAGTGGGTTTGAGCGGGCCGGGCAGTGCATGGCTAATACTGAAGCCGAAGGTGTCGCGGCCAAGCGGTTGGAAGAGGGCGTCTACGAGGTTACGGGGTGCCTTGGCCTTGCAACAGAAGGCTGGGGCGTAGAGGTGCCACAGAATAATAATGGGTACCGTCAAATTTACGTACAGACTGAATATGAATCTGGTGTATTGACGCTTAAAACGTATCATCGCGTAAATGCAGATGCGCCAAAGTTCCTTCAAAATACCGTTAAGGATAAAGTCGATGGTGATCCAATCGATATTCCTTCAGGTCGGTGGGTGGATTTGCGCCTGAGTATGCCGGATGACTCAATCTACAATAAGCATCTGAAGGATTTGAAAGTGAATACCGAAGCGCCTAAAAATGAAACAGAAAGCTAAATAATAAAGCCGGGTGACCGACCAAGCTTCGAGGCATCTCGCATCTTTGTGCAAGTACGCATGCACAGTAAGGCTGGCACGTATATCGTGAGCCTTCATCATTATGGAGGCATCATGGAAAGTGACTTTGCGAATCAGCTATATGACGCAGCGTGTCAGGAGATAGGTGCCGCAGTGGTGGAGATAGTCAGCTCCGGTCACGCGGTCACAGAGGAGGCTATTAAGCTCATGCTGGCGCGATACCTTGAAGCAGGCGATCAGCTTGCAGCGGACACCGCCATCTACCTGATGCAGTAGCGGACTGACAAATCTCCTGACCCATTTCGCTTGATCGAAATCACCCACAGATATTACTGTTGTTATATACAGTAATTTGACTGGGGGATTTTATGGGCGGCAAGGACAGTAAATTTAAGGTGGTTTACAGGGGCGAGACGCTTGAGAACTTCAGGGAGGGAGAGTGGGTATTCTTCCAGCGCCCAAAGGAGTACGGCGGCGGCTACTGGTTTGGCCGGACGTATGCCTTTTACTTCTGGCTTGAGTTCGGGCAGCCGACTTCACTGGCGCAGGGGATCGACTACCTGCTCGCACTGGAGAGCATTAAGCCGCAGCTGGAAGTGTTCGATGATGACCAGTTTGGCTTGCCGCTCTGAATCACAGACAGGATTCTGGGGTAGCACATATGGAGCACAAAAAAATACCGCAAAGCAGCTTAAACCAACTCAAGTGCTGGAATCTGCTTTGCGGTATAACTCTGTAAAAGCTTAAAGCAACTCACATCAACCTAACTCACTGAGTTTAAAGGTCGGTATCATGAATATGCAGCTGTAACATCGCGCATCCGCAGGCGCGCCGTGTTGCGGCCAGCCTGCATGCCACGCCCTTAAATGAGCACGGCGTACAGGATCGCGGGTGGACAGCCGCCGCGATAATCAT